AACAAACCCCGAAAAATCAGTAACTTCTAAAAAAGCCAAAACATCAATTACTTCTGGTTTAAAACGTAATCCGCGTATCCATGGATATATCATGCTGGCATGGACGTTCATATTAGGTTAATTCAAAGTTGTAGTTGCGTTGGTTATTATTACTATCATATAAATAAATCAAATATCAATCAATTTTATATGAATGCTATTTGTGAAGAAAACTATAAAGCCGATACGAGATTACCATGCATTGATATTCCGGGCACTTCTCCTAACGCATTTGGTCATTTCTATGGCAACCGATTCTTCTTTTCACACAAAGGGTATCCACTTCGTAAAAACTAATGTTGGTATGAATTTTACATAGCTTATTTATTCAATTCCAACAATTCTTTTAATGGGGCGCATTTTTTTACCTTTTCTTCCATTTCATCATTCGTTAAATGTGCCCATGGTTTATGAACACCAAAACTTTTATCTGAATAATAAGCTTCAACCGAAAACAATTTTGCTTTCTCTATACCAGGTTTAAAAATGCTTACACAAGGGTTCGCAAAATAAATATCTTCAATTTCAGAACCACGCTTGCATTTTGAAATAATTTCTAATGTTTTACTTTTTCTTCTCAGAGAAAATCCACCATTTCCTACCGCATCTTTCCAAGGAGCACCTACATAATCATATTTAAGAAAGTCATCTAACAATTCATTATTTTCACCACATATTACTGAATCAGTCTGAAATATTAAAAATATTTCGCTAGGAATATTATCGTAGAATTCTTTGCTTGTTAATAAAACGTTATAATCAGATATTGATAAATTATCTACATTCAAATTTTTGGCAGTAATTCTTTTTTTGTATTCAGACAAATCATTATCAATAATATCCATAACAAACTGTTTATTTTTGTTACCATACATAATAACAATATTCCAATTATCTGGTAGATTTGTTAAAGCATTTTTTAATACAAACGATAAAGCTTTATGTTTGCGAGGTTCAACTATAATGGCAGTATATTTCTCATCAAATCCTTCTTTCTTTTTTTTGTTAAATGAAACTAATCCTATTAGAGAAACTATAAAAATAACGAATAGTAGAATAACCAAATTATTTTTAGACATTTATAATATAATATAATTATATTATAAATGAAGTTTAATAGATATAAAATTACGTATTTGTTATTATTGTTAATTGTAATTTTATTATTTATTTATTATAATTATTTAAATATTGAAGGTTTTGTTAATGAGAAAGTATTCCCGATTACTTTCTCAATCCCCGAAGAAAAAATAACGTATGAGATTTCTAAGAAATCTAAAATAATATCATCTATAATTCCGGGGAAAATAGAAACATATATTTTTTCAAGTGAAAAGGATTATTACGATGAGTATAAAAAATCGTTATTTGCAACTACTACAAAAAAAGCAGGATGGGATTGTCTACGACACTACGAAATACTTGCTAATAATTGCATACCATATTTTCCTGATATTGAAAATTGTCCTGGAAATACTATGGGATTATTTGATAAAAAGATCTTTATAGAAAGTAATAATTTATATGAAAGTGTTAAAAATAAAACATTTGATGAATTAACCAGAGAAGAATTGGAGAGTTGTTATGATTTAATTAATAAATGGCTAACTTTTACAGAAAAGAATTTAACTACTACTAAGGTTGCACAATATATTCTAAATAAAACTAATAATAAAAACGTTTCTAAAATATTGTTTTTATCAGAAGATAATGGTGTAGATTATTTAAGGTGTCTTACATTGCATGGGTTTAAAGAATTGTATAAAGATAATTGTCATGACTATCATTTAGTTTCACACCTGTATAAATCTTATAGTAAACCTACTGAGAAACTATATGGACGTGGAGTTACATGCTCTAAGTTATTAGATGATGATTATCGCAATAATGATTTGGATGCAACTATAGAAGATGATATAAAAAAACATTTTTACGATATTGTTATTTATGGCAGTTATCATAGAGGAATGCCATTATATGACTTAATACAATCATATTATAATAGCGATGAAATAATAATACTATGTGGCGAAGACATTCATGATTGTAAATATGAAGAATATGTCAACAAAGGTCATTATGTTTTTATTAGAGAATTATAATGGTAATATATTGTAAATTACGCAATGTATACATAATCATAAGTTTGATAGTAATATTGATAAATTCTAGGATACTATATGGTTAGTTATAGTAAGTTATTATTGCTATATTATGAAACAATCAAATATCATTCAATTTTATATCTACTATGATAATAGGTATAAAACGATATTCCAATAAAAAACGGGAAAAATTGAATTTAAAAATCAAAATAAAAATATCCTAATATTATAATTCAAAGAATATGAGCGGTTCGTTAAAACCGTCCAATACTTCTAATTCAAAATACACGAATATATCCTTTCAGGACTTTTTAAAAAAGCATCAAATTAAAAGCGATGAAAAAACGGATAGTTCCCAACCTCCAAAGAACCCTACCAATACACGTATAGGTGATAAAAAATCCAATATTTATGGCGGGTCGTATTATATTCCGGATGAAGAGTACGAACAATTTTTAAATTTGTATAATCGCGATGTACTTTCAAAAAATGGATTAGAATATTTGACCGAAAAACAGCGTGATACAGATGGTGCCATAGTAGTAGATTTAGATTTCCGTTATGATATGTCAATGAAAGAACGCCAACATTCAAAAGATCATATATTAGATTTAGTGATATGTTATTTAGACGAAATCAAAGAAATGTTACAGTTGGATACGTCACAAAAAATTCCCATATTTGTGATGGAAAAATCAGCAGTAAATATTGTCGCGGAAAAAAAGATGACAAAAGACGGAATTCATATGATTATAGGAATACAAGCCGATCATACTTTCCAACGTATTCTTCGTGAGCGAGTAATGAAAAAAGTCGCCGAAATGTGGGATGATTTACCTTTAAAAAATTCATGGGACGATGTCTTTGATGAAGGTATTAGTATCGGCTGTACGAATTGGCAATTATTCGGTTCCCGAAAACCAAATCATGATAGTTACCAATTAACCTATATCTATAATGCAACCTATAACGATGAAAATGATGAAATCACAATCGTTCCTCTTTCATTAAAATCATTCAATGTGGGTGAAAACATATATACCCTGTCCGTTCGTTATCCAAATCATCCATCGTTCTTTATGAAAAGTAGTTTTTTGGAATTTTATAATAATTATAAAAATTTCAATGGTAGTACGAATGGAGGAGCAAAAGCGAATATTCGTAGAACACCCAGTCCAAAAACAGCCGCACAAGATTTTGATTTAAGTGATATTAATACATTGGTGTATAATATTAAAAATGCGGAAGAATTAGAGCAATTATTGAATATGTATTTGGATAAAATTTCCAATAATGATTATGATTTGAAAGAAGCATTTGAATATACCATGACATTACCTCCATCGTATTATGAAGAAGGGTCGTTTACCAAATGGATCAGAGTCGGATGGGCGTTGAAAAATATCAATAATAAATTATTGATCGTATGGATAGCATTTAGCGCCCAAACCCATAATTTCAATTATAATGATATACCGGATTTATGTGATAAATGGAGGACCTTTGATAGTAGTAAATTGTATGGATTACAAAAAAAATCGCTAATGTATTGGTCGAAACAAGATGCATATGAAAAATATAAAAAAGTGTATGACGATAGTATAGATTATTTTGTAGAACAAACAATTAATTCGGGAGATAAAAAGACAGGTGGTTGTGGCGATTTTGATATCGCACGTGTATTATATCAGTGCTATAAAGACCGATTTGTTTGTGTGAGTGTAAAATCCAATATATGGTATGAATATAAAAATCATCGTTGGATGGAGGTAGATTCAGGAACTACATTACGAAAAGCGATTTCCGTAGAATTACGCGAATTATATAATAAAAAAAGTTTAGGGTTATTGACTGGTATTATAAATACGCCAAACAATATTCCAGCAATACAACAAGACAATAGACATACAAATAATACAAATGAAGAAAACAGTGAGGACGAACAAATCGTTATGAAAAAATTAAGGTCACAAAGAATATTGGATATTTGTACCAGGTGTTCGCGTACGAATGATAAAAAGAATATTATGACAGAAGCGAAAGAATTATTCTATGATGGTACCTTTTTAGGAAAATTGGATACAAATCCATATTTGTTGTGTTTTAAAAATGGGGTGGTAGATTTCAAAGAAAAGACATTTCGTAACGGAAGACCCGAAGATAATATTTCAATGTGTACGAATATTGAATACCATGCATTAGACGAAGTCAAACATAAAGGTATTATGGATGTAATCTATGATTTCTTACATAAATTGTTTCCCGAAAAGGAATTGTATGAATATATGTACGATCATTTGGCATCTACTTTGATTGGTACTTCGTCAAATCAAACATTCAATATGTATATTGGTGTCGGTCAAAACGGTAAATCCGTATTGGTAAGTCTCATGGAAAAGATATTGGGCGAATACAAAGGCGATGTTCCATTGACATTAGTAACCGAAGGTCGCACAAAAATTGGTGGTTTATCACCAGAAGTCGTCCAATTAAAAGGAAAACGATATGCGGTGATGCAAGAACCTTCCAAAGGCGATCGTATCAATGAAGGTGTTATGAAACAATTAACGAGTGGTATTGATCCAATACAAGCCAGAGCACCTTATATGCCACAAGCGATTACATTTATTCCGCAATTGAAATTGGTCGTTTGTTCCAATACAATGATGGAAATAAAGAGTAACGATCATGGTACATGGCGTCGTATCCGTGTAGTTCCGTACAAATCGTTATTTACCGAGAATCCAGTACAAGGCGATCCAGAAAAACCATTTCAATTCAAAATAGACAAGCATATTATTGAAAAATTTGATGACTGGAAAGAAGTATTCGCGGCAATGTTAGTAAAACATGCCATGACAACGGATGGTATAGTGAAAGATTGTCAAATGGTAATGGCAGCGAGTAATGAATATCGTGAGAGCCAGGATTATATTGCAGAATTCATCCGTGATAAAATTATTGTATCTGCAAATGGAAAGGTCAAGAAACCGGAATTAAATAGCGAATTCTCCATTTGGTATCAATCAACCTATGGTCGTGGTGGTCCACCGCCAAAAGACGTACATGAATATATGGATAAACAATTCGGAAGACAAAAGAATCAGGTATGGAGTGGCATTAAAATTAGATATGAACGCGATGATTTAGATATTCCAGTAGAATATGAGAGTGATGGCATTGATGTAAATAACTTATAATGACCGCTTAATGAAACAACCGTATCCTAAAAATATTTTTACAAAATTGAAAATATTTTTTTTGTGTAAAATAAACTATAACGAATATATAAAACGATGTTATTAAATAAAATTTATCAATTTGTTCTGTATATGACAGCCAAATATAATATAGACGAATCACATGGCATTATGCATAGTATGAATGTATTGAATTACGCCCATAATATATATGAATCCGAATTGCCAAAATATCCATTTTTATTAGACCAACAAAAAATAATATATGTTTCTGCAGCACTACATGATATGTGCGATCGAAAATATATAGACGAGGATTTGGGAATAAAACAAATACAAGACTTTTTAGAAGATAGTATGGACCAGAAAGAAATAGAGATTACACAAAAAATTATAACCACTATGTCCTATTCCAAAGTCAAAAAAAATGGATTTCCCGAATTAGGTGAATATCAAGAGGCATATCATATTGTGAGAGAAGCGGATTTATTATCTGCCTATGATTTTGATAGATGTATGACATATAAAATGAAACAATCAAATGAGGAGTTTGAAAATTCGTTTCATGACGCAAAATCATTATTTGAAAAACGAATGTTTCAACATAACAATGATGGATTATTTATATCCGATTATTCAAAGCGCGAATCGTTTATATTGGAACAAATAGCCCACCATAGAATAGATAATTGGAATAACATTATACGTAATACAATAAAATAATCTTATTTTGGGTGTACGAAAGACCATAAAAATTTAAAAAATTCAACACTTTTTTGTTCGACCGTATAAATAACAAATGGATAAATAGCAAGTAGAATAATAAACCCTATTTTTGAATACATAGAATATTGTTTAGTATAGTATAAGAAATATACAACAACGAAAAACAAAATGAAATAAATCCATTTCAGAGCATAATTAGTATTTAATAATAAATAAATATTCTGTTGTTCGTAATTGACTTTTTGGTCGTCAGTTGAATGTTCGTTTCTATATTTTTCTATTTCAGTTGCCAATTGGGAATTCTGGTCTTGCATAGCAGTATATAAATTTCTATCAAGTACCTTGAAATTATAATGTATATTATCTGCTTCATCCGCATTTAACCCTTCTTTCACTGAAAAATATTCACTTACATTGATGCGATTTGTTAAAACACCCATTTCATCTGTTTGAGTATTATATGCAATAATTGATTGTTCTAATGTGTTACGTGTTTGAAGTAATTTATTTGTTGTATCATTTAATTTATTTGTTGTATCATTTAATTTATTTGTTGTATCATTTAATTTATTTTTTGTATCATTTAATTTATTATTAGTAGAATTATATTTAGAATACATATCATTATATTTTCGTTTAAATTGCTCGGCATCTCTTGTTGCTTTATCTCTATGATCTCTTGCTTTGTCCAGTTCTTTTTTACAAGAATACACCATTATATATAAATCTGTTATATATAATAGATATTTTAAATTTTTGAATAATTTGCAAATTCATTCGGATAATTTGGTTGAATTGTATTACCATTAACTTTGCTAAAATCAATTTCTCCGTTTATTAAAGCATAATTAATTGTAGTAAACCCATCTTTTGCTACACATACAGAGTTTCCGCTATCCCATTTCGTATTTGTCTCACTGCAACATTTTGCACCAATACATCCTGAATAAGATGCTAATAAACTACCTGAATTTAATATTTTCCTTTGTTCTGAAACTTTCTTTTCTAATTCTTGTTCGGGGGTTAATATAGTAGGATTGTCTCGTTTAATTTCATCATAATAAATATCATCATGTTTTGAAATATCTAAATATTTATATAATAAAATAATACAAAATAAGGGAATAATTATAATAAATACTATATCAAATACAAAGGATGGTATCATTGGAAAGTATCTTTTAATTAGCATAATTCCGCATAATGTTACTAAAAATACAATAAATATTACATATAAAATATTGTAATCATTATATTTTTGTCTATAACTATTGTTTAATGTAATTAAACGGTTTTGAGTTTGCAGTTCATTGTCTATTTTCGATTTTTTTAAATCAATCCTTTCATTTTCCGTATTCACTATATCGGCAATTTGTGTTTGAACTTGAATATCCATTATAATATAGAATAAGATTATATTATAATATAATTATTATTCGCTTGTTGCTATAACGATAAATCCAATAGCTACGATTGCAATACTTATTGTTCCTAAAATAAATACATTTTTTTCTTGGTTTGAATATTCGTTTACATCATCTTGTAAACCATCGTTCAAAGTAGGCACTCCATTGTTTTTATACAAAATATTACCACTATAATCATATAGAGAATTATTTAATAAATTATCTCGTTTTGCAATGAATGAATTACCATATTCATATAACAATGTTGTATTTAAATCTACATTTCCAGATAATGAAAAAGGTTCTCTTTCTATTTGGAAATTTTCTAAAATTTTATTTGTAGAAATAATTTCATTTTTTGAATATGCTTTAATACCACAAGTACCACATGGCATACTATTTGAATATGGCGAATAATTCATAAAAGGTTCAGTGCTATTTATTATATTATTGGTTCCATATAATTCAATTTCTTGAATGGATACAGGTATTTTTTCATTGGTGCCACCTTTTACTTGCGAAATAACGATTCTATAATAATTACATTTTAAAACACTATTCGTTTCAAATGTATAAATAAAATTATTTCCAGGATTTGTTCTAATATCTAAGACAGACCATTTATTTCCATCATTCGAGCATAATAATGCAAATTTATATGGTGCTTGATTAATATAATCAATAACTGGTTTAATAATATATTTGGTTAAGTAAATTTTATAAGGCAATTGAATTTGCAACCATTCACCATAAATATCAATGGTGCTATTTTGAATATGATTGGCAGTTGTTTTCCAATAAGTATTTTTTGTAGTATCATTATCACCACCAATAAATGATGCAGGAATAGAATTATCATACGGATTATTTGTATATTTTGAATTTTCTATATTATTATCTGAGTTTATGACGCCACTACTCCAATAAGCATTATTGCTTGCATCTATTAGTTTATAAGCGTCATAACCCGTTTTATATGACGAAGATGAAATAATATATGTTCCATTTCTAAATTCATTATCCCCCGAATACCAATCCGCTGTTATAGCATTTTGATTAATTATATAATTATCAGGTAAAGGTGATGGCAATGGTAATATTTGTATAGACATAAATATATATTATATACAATATATATTTATTATTTTAACGGGCTATTTTGCTTAATATATAATATAAAATGCAACTACCTAAAATTGTGGTTGTTATACCAATTAACACATCGTGTTGATATAATCCTTGATGGTCGCTCACAAAAATAGAATCTTTTGATTTTTCTAATTCCATTAGTTTCTCATCTATATCGCGTTGTTTATTAACGATTATATTATTATATTTATCAAAAATACAGGTATTTAAATAATTACTACTATAAGTAACCGTGTTTCCATTGGTTGGCTCTACCGTGCAATCTAAACCATCTAACCCTTCTATGATTGGAATTTTCGTTGATAACATAATTATATAATTATTGTAGATTTCTATTTTGAATAATGAATCCTAATAATATCAATATACCTATTCCTAAATTAATTGTATTTGTTAGAGTTAATTTATATTGTTGGTTTGTATCTAAATAATTTTGGTCGGAACCACTATGTGTATTCTGTAATTTACTTATTAGCTTTGCAGTGTCTTTATTTTTACATAATGCCGCATTGATACAATTGTAACTATTATCGCTGTAATTATCTATATTACAATCGGTTTCAGATAGGGTTGTTGTACTTCCACAATCATCTGGCATAATATTCATTTCTTGGGCTTTTACATAAAAAAAATCAGTAGGACTATATCCAACTATTATATTTGTTGCCATTTTATTATATATTGCGATTTTATTTTTACACACATATACGATAATAATTATATTTCATTGCGGTGGCGCTATCACGCTTAAAACAACATACTTGTCCCGGACGTACACACATCGCTAATGCTTGGGGATCAAATCTCGACATTTCCGGTAATTGTATTTTTTCGTTGGAAATATTGAAGGTTTTTTTCAATTCATTTAACTGTGTTTCAGTTAATACCTCGCAATCCGGCACTAATGTATGATTTAATATATTGAATTGTAATCTTTTTATGTTATGAATGACAACAAAAATGCCGTCATGGTCGTATAAATATTTTAATTTGGTAACAATAGTATCATTCGGTTCATCCTGTGTAATAATAATTAATGTATCATTTTTGGTTAAGACATTTTCAATGACAAATAAATCTTCAATAATATCATCTAAATTTTGGGGACGTAGTTGTTTGGCGTTCAAATAATATTTAATATACATTTTGCGGGTGTCTTTGGTATGTTGTATCAACATATCTAATTGGTCGTTGGTATTCATGGCATCAATTTCATTAATAGTGAATTTATCATAGTCCGCTACATTATAATCTTGATAATCTAATATTTCTAAAATCGTTTTTCTTGATTTATATATGCTTAATACGCGATTACTGGAGGTTGACATTTTATTTAAATATTATAATATATGTTTATGTTATTTTATAATATTTTGTTATTAAATTCAATTTTATACTTTTTTGATGATTAACTTACTAAAATCGATTTTCTCTTCTTTTGGTGCTTCTCCACCAGATTGGGAATTATCCGCTTTCACTTTAATGGAAGGCATATTAGTTGACATTGTTGCTAAATCGGTAATTGTATTTAATTTTCCGCCGTCTAAAACATTATTTTCAATCGCGCCTCCAGACATTTCATTTGTATTATTTGGTTGACTATCCGTAGATAAATCGTAACCGCCATTATTTATTCTAATCACTGGATTAAAATTAATGGCAGGTGTAGAACCGCCTATGGTATTTATATTGGGTTTTTGGTTATGTCCTCCGCCATTCATCATAGAATTTAAACCTGTGATAGGTTCCGCATTACGCTCACTATATGCGAAATCTTCCGGTCTATATATATCCATATCGGTTACTACTTTGATACTATCTTTGTCTTCAATCCCTTGCAAGTTCTCAGTTTCAATTGTGATGAAACGGTCACCAATATTTCGGACTTTCCATATTCTTCCTACTAAATTATCGCCACGGAAATATACAATTTCGCCTTTGTTATAATTTTGAGATAATGCGCTGGTTTCAGAGGTCTCTTTTGATGCATCTTCTTTTTCAGGCGAAGGGTATGGAGGACTCATTGTCGTATTTTCTGGACTAATCTTCTTATACTCAGGTGAATTATCAACGGAACTACCATCATCCCATGACGGATATATAGATGGGTCTAATTTTACGGATGTTTTATTATCTAAAAATTCGTCAAATACCGCCAACATTCTATCGTCACTGTCATCCCCTTTCTTTTCAGGAGTATTGGGGTCATATGGTTTACTTTCCGGAGTATATGCGCCGTCAGGGGTTTTCAGATGTTTCACTCTATCCGTTAAATTTTTCTTTATTTCATTGATAATTTTTTGCGGTTCAATATTGGTAGTATACATTAATTTATCCATATTTTTAGAATATGTCAGGTTCTCTAATTGGTCTATATTTTCTTCGGTAATAATTCTCATTTGTATATTCATCGTTTGTAATTCTTGTATTAATAATTTTAATGAATAAGGAATATTTACGACACTGAAACTACGACCATATTTCGTTATATTATCAATATGCAAATCTTTATTATCCATAGAACCAATGAATTTGATTGGACCATCGGCCATAGGACTCATAAAAATATTCTTGGATGGATTATATACCGCCAACAAACCAGTTTTATTACATACTGCCATATAATAACTATCCCCTCTTTCCATCATGGATTCGCGTAAAAATTCCGTAGCGCCATGTGATATAACCGAATCACGTTCCATTTCACCTATACGTAAACCGCCATCATTTGCTCTACCAGAAACTGGTTGTTTTGTCATAGCGGTTCTTGGACCCAATGCTCTATAATTGATTTTATCTTTTACCATGTGTTTTAATCTCATATAATAGTTCGGACCAATGAAAATTTCGGCTTCTATTTGTTCTCCGGTCATGCCGTTATACAAGACTTCATTGCCACTGGAATGATAACCAATCTTTGGCAAAAGTTCTCCAAAAACACCGATTTTGGAACCTTTGTTATTAAATGCCGTACAATCACTGAATCCACCATAATATGCCGATGCCTTACCAATAATACATTCCACTAAATGTCCGATTGTCATACGAGAGGGTATGGCATGTGGATTGACAATCAAATCGGGACGGATACCGTCCTTTGTAAAGGGCATATCTTCTTCGGGGATCACTAAACCGATAGTTCCTTTTTGACCGGCACGTGATGCCATTTTATCTCCAATATTTGGGATACGTTCTTCACGAATACGTACTTTGGCAATACGTTTACCCTCCTCACTTTCGGTAATAAATGTTTTATCTACGATACCTAATTGTCCTTTTTTCGTGGTTTTTGATAAATCCACTTTTTTCGTTTGGTTCTCGGAACTGGATGCGGCTAAACCAATAATAATGGTTTTATCATCTACCATGGTACCTTCTTTCACTAAACCGTATTTGTCTAATTTACTATAATCATGTCCGTCTTTTTTACCGACGACGGTGGCGTCTTTTTCAATATTCGTAAATAATTTTTCAACGACAACCTGACCTGCTTTTGTTTTTTCTTCATGACTTTCATAACAACTATAATAAGTTGTACGGAATAACCCGCGTTTCAATGCGCCTTCATTAATCAAAATCGCATCTTCTACATTATAACCGGTGTAACACATAATTGCCACAATCGCGTTCTCGCCATATGTGTTCTCTTCATTATTTATATATTCCAAATAACGAGACTTTACTAATGGTACCTGACCGTTATTTAATACAACCGCGGTCTTATCCATACGAACCTGATGATTGGTATGATACATAGAACATGCTTGTTTACTTTGACCGCATGAAAATGAATTACGAGTCGCCGGGTTATTTTCCGGAAAAATAATCATATTACACATCATACCAAAAATAAAGGATTCATGGATTTCCAAATGGGTAAATTTATTCGTATGGTCTTTCTCCAAATGTTCTCCATTTAACGCAATGAGTAAATCCTCACTTTCGCTACAATCAATATAGTCAATAATGGCTTTATATTTTTCAAAGCGTTCAGATTTATGTGGGCTGGTTTCACTGGCAATTCCTTCATATAATTCGTTTAATTCATACATTTTATAATCATTGGGTTTGAAGTTCTCTATTTTCTTTTTATTAAACCCGGAAATTAATTCATTCCAGGTAAAATTATCTTCTTCAACGCGTTTTAATATATCTTTATTTTCATAAGATAATTTGTTTGTTTTATTATCGCGATAAAAAATAGGTCTACATAATCGGCCACCATCAGTATAGATAAAGATAGTCTGTTGTTTAATATCAAAGGTAACGCTGACATAAATAGGTATTAATGCGTTTCTACGATATAATTTGATTTCTTCAACTGCTTCAAACGGATCGGTTGAAATAGAACCCGCCCATAAACCATTCAATATAATTTTTGTCATATTGGATAAAATAGCAGGAGTACAATCTTCCAATAATCGCATATCTATTTTTTCGCGTAACCAATTGATGAAAGGTTCTCGCGAAATACCCTGAGAAATATAAGTGGAAATAGATAAATGTTTATGAATACCAATATTTGCACCATCCGGAGTATCAATAGGGTCAAAATACCCCCATTGACTACTATTTAATACACGAGGACCGACTAATTTTACACTGGAATCCAATGGTAAATTCGTCTTTCGCAAATGACTCAACATAGAATTATGCGAAAGTCTATTTAAATCCTGTACTACACCGATGCGTTTGGTATGAGTTTGCGAACCCCAATTACCTTTGAATGCTTTTTTAAATCCATCATTCACAATACGATTACTAAAAATTTCTTTATAAGTTTGTTTTACGAGAACATCTAAATGTCTTTCATAAATAGATTTATTAAAATGTAAAATGGATTCAAATGCTAAACTGATTTGTCGTTGTTGGATGGTATAATATTCACGGAATAAATCATACATAAGTGTGCCGACCAATTCTAACCGTTTGTATTTGAAATTATCACGGTCGGTGGGTTGTTCTAATCCGGTATATACGGATAATAATTTGAATACAATATGTCCCAAATAATAGGCTTTGTTTAAAAAGTTGGTTTCACCAATATGTGGTAAGAAATAATCGGATAAAATTTCCAATGCATTTGCCAAGGTTTTACCTTTGGTTAATAATGCAATATAATTCAAAGCCGCATGTTGGGTCATAATCGCTCCGGCGTCGTGAACGGATGGAATGAATAAATCCATGATAGATTCGTATTTATTTAAATCCAATAAACACATTGTAATGATTTGTTTATCGGTAAGAATACCTAATGCACGAAATACAATAAAAAGAGGAACGGGTTTACGAACATTGGGAATATTGACCACTATGTTTTTATTGGTATAACTTTTGGTAGGCGTCAATATTTTCACCGATAGAGTACGAATAGGTTTGGCGACATTTTCGGAAACCGATTTTATTTCCGCCGAATATAAGACTTCTTCATCATTTACATCGCGAATATATAACATATTATCCGCGAATTTTTCTTGAGTGACAACTGTTTTTTCTTTACCATCAATGATAAAATATCCACCTACATCATTCATACATTCGCCCATGGTATGACGGATTTCGCGGGTAAGACCAGATAATACGCAAAAATCGGATTGGACCATAACGGGAAATTTACCCAAATATATTTTTTCCAAAGTCATGGTGGTTTTTTGGATATTGCCCGAAATAGATTTTTCAGTCGCTTCTCGAATAACCGCATTGTCATGAGTCGTTACACTGTTTTTATTTGTGCGTCTTTTTTTTGGTTTATCGGCTGGGGCGCCACCTTCCAATAATTCCTTTTCTTTCTGTTGTCGTATTTGTTGCCGATTTTCTTGGATGCGTTCTTCGGTTAATTTTCCACCGCCTTCTATTTCTTTCACGTCGGAATCCGTTAACGCCATAAATTTCTTTTTTTTTTGGTTTTCTCGTTTTTTTCTAAGTAATCTAAAATCATCATTATCACTATCACCATCACTACTATATTCGGCTGTTTCGCCTCCTTCAAACTCAGGGTCTTCTCTGATTTTTTCCGGAACAATGGTTTTAGGAACTTCACCTTCTTCTAAAATATCAATAAATTCAATATCAATATCATAATGGACGGTCATACCATAGGTCATATTCCGTAAACGAGCTTCATTGGGAAACATGAAATGAGTATTATTTTCATCATAAATAACGGGTTTTCCAAAATAAATTTTACTACCATCTTTACCACCTAAATACATAATACATTTTGAACGATAATCATCTATTTTATCATCGCGTCTGGCGAGAATTTGAATCGGGTTTTTCTCTTTGAAAATTTTGAAAATACCGTTTTTGAAAAAATCATTATATGATTCAACATGGTGGCGTACTAATGCTTGGGGATTATCTGTAAAATATTTATCTATTAATTTCCATACAGTTGAATTTTCCATTATATATAAATTATGAAATATATTTATTTAACAGACTAATAGTTTTATTATGAGAATTTTATATGGTTTTCTAAATATTTGATAAAAATACTGCGTTTTTGATTAGATAATGTAATTCTGTAAATTTTATAATAATTACAATTTATTAGACATGTGCACATTTAAAATGCCGATTATTCGTTTGATTTTATTTTATTTTTACTTATAAGATTATATAAATGTCATATCATGAGTTTTTGTCTTTACTTGATAGTAATAAAATAAAAACGATATTTGAATTAGGTAGTCGTGATTTAATTGACGCAATTAAATTATTAGATTATTTTAAAGACAGTAAAGCGTATGCATTTGAGTGTAACCCTGATTGCTTAATTCATTGTCATAATAATATAAATAAGTTAGATGAAATACAAAAGAAAAGACTAATTTTAGTTGATAAAGCAGTATCAATTAATAATGGTAAGGTGTCATTTTATCCATTTGATTTACAAAAATATAATAATATGGGTGCTTCATCTATGTTAAAAATTGACTTTTCAGTTAGAAATAAAGATGACCCCGATTATAATAGAGAAAATCCACAAAAAGAAATTATTGTCGATGGTATAAGATTAGATACGTTTATTGATGAAAATTATATTGAAAATATTGATTTATTATGTATTGATTTACAAGGGTATGAATTAAATGCTATAAAAAGTTTAGGAAATCATTTACATAAAGTTAAATATATAATAACTGAATGTAGTATAATGTCTACATATACTAATGGTGATACCTTCAAAGAATTAAATGATTATTTAACTAATTATAATTTTAAGTATACTTCAAGTAATAAATTTCACAACAATTTTCCTGACTTAACGTTATCTGGTTTTTCAGAATTTGATTCTTTATTTGTAAATCAATCGGTGTTTTAAATATGTAAAGATGTAAAAATATGCAAAGGTGTAAAAAATATTTAGCAAAAATTATTTTTTCTTTCAATATAATATATACAATGAATAAGTTTGTTGAACTACTTGTGGGCCCTGTCGGCAAAGAATGGTGTTTAATCAGTTTCATCTTAGTAATTATCGCATTACTTAGTTTTGTAGGTGCGTTGTTCGGTACACTTTTAGCAATTTTTAAATTGAAGAAATTTAGTTTCACCACAATTTTCTCTCTTGTATTTGCTGTAGCATTGAGTGGATTGGCATACATGCAAACCCGGGTCATGTATACCATGTGTATGAATTCCTTAAAATAATTTAGTAAATAATAATCTTTTGATAAGTTATAAATGAACGATATGATTGATAACTTATTTTCGCCATTAGGAAAAGAATATTGCCATTTCTTTTACTATTTATCTGTCTTAGGATTTATATTTATGGCAATTGTAATATTATCTTCTTTATTTATAGGCATCAGCAAAGGCAAAGGATTTTCATTTTATTTAAGAATGCTATCCTTAGCATTGGGGTATGGTATTTTCTATTTCCAAAATAGATTATTGTATACCATGTGTAATAAATAAAATCTTCGTTTAGAAATATAAAAAGATTTTTAGGTATAATATAACAGTATGGATATTTTATATTATAGTAATTATTGTAAGCATTCACAAAAAGTACTACAAACCTTATCAAAAACAACCATTACAGATAAGATTAGTTTTATATGTATAGATAAACGGGTAAGAGATCCTACAAATCATCAAATGTTTATACAATTAGAAAACGGCTCCAAAGTAATTATGCCACCAAATATACATAGCGTACCTGCATTATTATTAGTGAAAAAGAATTATAATGTTGTATATGGAGGTGACGATATCGTACAACATTTTCAATCCGATATAACCACTATGTCGGACAATGCTACGAGAACAACGGGTGAACCAATGGCATATGTATTTGGAGGTAATCCATCATCTAATATAGTTTCCGAACAATATACATATTATGATATGTCACCCGAAGAATTGAGTAGTAAAGGCAAAGGTGGAATGAGACAAATGCATAATTATGTTTCTATATCAAATGGTTCTAATTACATTAATACGCCACCTGATACATACCGACCCGATAAATTATCCAATAGTGTTACGATTGAGAATTTACAAAAAGCAAGAGATGGCGAAATACCAATGAATAATAAACCGGCATTTAGCATTTAGTATTTCGTAAAAAATAATATAAAAATTTCGTAGTATTCATAATAACATGACAGATAAATCATCTATTTTAAAGGCATTTAACAACCATTTTTTTGATTTTTTAGACGATATTATTGGAATTTTACCTGAAAATAAAGATATTACAGCATCTAAAAATTCATTTGATATGATTAAGCGCGCCAATCCAACTGCCATCATTAAAGTATGGCATAAATGTATTTATTTACCCTATTTTGAAGTCATTAATAAAGGAGAAATCGAATTTTTTTTTGAGAAAGATTATAATGATGATGTAGGACATTTAGCAAATTCACAAAATATTATGATTATTATTGATACTCTTCGTAAACCCATAAAAGAAATGAGTGATGCGAATAAAGAACATACTATTAAATATCTACAAAATTTGAGTAAATTATCAAATATCTATTCTACTATGTAGAATACCGAAAATATAATTACTTTCCGATAAGTAATTATATTATGAAATGATTACCCATACCAATTTTATTGATTCATGCGTCTATCATAATGAAGATGATAAATCAATTCACGAGGTTCCATTTTTTCAAAATAATCCTTTATGACTCTGATGCGAATAATGAGGGGTTCATCTGTTTGTAACGAAGGCAAATATAATTCATGATGAATTTTATAAATATGTGTAAAATATTTCTTGGATATTTTCACATTTTGTTTTTGTACGTAATAAGTAACATAAGAAGTATGAACGTTTGATATAAAATCGTTATATTCTTGACGGAAATTGAAAAATACATGTTTATATTGTGGAAAATAATATAAAAAATCCTTCACTTTACCCATTCGACGTAAACATAAATATTGATATTGTAAATTAGGGTTATTTCCGCGTAATGTTTTGATAGAATCATAAGTCTGATTCTTGATAGCGGAACGTTCACCATTTTCCATATTGGTAAGCATGACCCCTAATTTATTATAATCCGTTTGGATAGATGTAAATTCGTTGGTAATATCCTCATACGTTTTAAACATATAACTGATTGGAAAATGAATCACGCCATTACTATATTGAAAAATACGCCAACTCTCATATTCCGTAGGTCTTATATATTTCACCGTATTATTATTCTTTATTTCATATACGGCGACTAAATAGACTTTTGGCTCGGTTATTTTTAATACAATATGATTATCTGGATGTTGTAAGACAAAACTATAAGAATAAGTTTTTGGTAAATATTCCAAGAATGATAGTTCATTTAATTTTTGTCCTTCTACACATCGTAAACCATCTAAAAACATTTGGTAAAAAGATGGTTGTTTTTTCGTTTTATCCGGGTCTTCTTCGTATTGATTTCTATAATAAAAATACGAACCACCGACTGCTCCACGAGTGGCTATATCCCATTCACCTCTGCGATTATCATAAAATAAATTAATCATTGTACCTTCGATGATCTCATTTACGTAAATATTATCATTTAATTCGGTATGTTTTTCTTTAAATTTTTCAATATCCGTAGATTTAGATGGGGAAAAGGTAAGAATTTTATTATCCGGAGAGGCAACGACGATTGATCTATATAATTTGGAAAAGATGTCGTCATTACATAAAATATTTTTATCATAATTTAAAATTTTATAATCTATACCATTTTTCGAATAGGTTTTTGTTTTAATTACAGTTGGGGAATAATTTTCAGTATCAATATAATATTCGTTTGTTTCTAATAAGGATTGAGACATGCTTTAAATATTATATTATTTACACTGTTATCTTTAATTGCTTTATTATAATAATTATTCATATCGCGGATATTGGATGAAATATAATTTAGTATAATTCTCGTATAAAATTTTAACCATATATAATAAATAATGACAGACGAAGAAAAAGTAATTGAAATGGAGAACATTGAAACAACCCCTGACTCAGAAAAAACGAAATCGCCATTGAGTTCATTATCATTAGAATTAGGAGATATCATATCTATCATAGCACCTACCAATCCTGAAATTAATGATATGTCATGGTTAATTACTTATATAGATCATACCAAAATACTACTCGTCAATATAAGTAAATTAAACACCCACCAATTAAATATTGGAAAAGATGGTATGATTACGGATGAAAGTATTACTGAAATACAATTATTAAGTAGAAGTGACGAAAAAGGGTTTGCCAGAATTAATCATTTATTACCAAACACATGGATTGACATTCATTTCGGTGGTGAAATTCCGGTAACATTCACCGGACAAATTACGAATCTAGAAGAAGATATGATAGAATTGACTACCTATCCGGATTTAGATGTTCTGTATATTGATTTTGCATATAAAGGAATCCCCGAAGATATACCGATTGAAAAAATAGTGATCCGACAAAAACCCGTATCAGTAAAACAAAATTTGAATGAATTGACATCTACCGAAGAAGGAGAACCTGAATCCAAAACCGAATCAGCATCCACCACTGTTACCGAAAGTGGGGATTATATTTTAAATATTCCCGAAGATGCTACTCACGATGAGGTATTTAAAGAAAAAATACAAGAAATGTATGCAGATGCCGAAGAAATCGTCTTTGGTGATTTTTTAGAAGATATTACAAATATTGTAGAAATACCGGTACACGAACAACGATATAGTATAGAATCACAAGTCAATGATTTAATGGACGAATTACTTTCTACTATACCCGATAGTAAACGCACAGTAGTCGTTTTAGGAAATATACATTTATTAATCGACCGTTTTAAACAATTGAGAGAACATTTCTCCAAATTTGATGAGAACCAATCTGTATATGATTTCAAAAAAGTAGGACATACACATAAACCAATGGTTGAACGTTTACATAGTTTAGATGCCAATTTAAAATGGATATTGCCCGTTGTTTCTAACCGTAAACGATTATATAATTTGACAACCGATATTGATTTGAATGATATAACCAATGAAAATGTGGGCGTGGATTTCCGCAGCATAGAAACAAAACAAAAAGAATATTACGATAAAGACGCCAAGAGTCGTTCCGTAAATTATTCTATATTGAATAATGAAATAAATAATTGTATGACCCCATTTAGAGAACCAGTGGATACGAAAAATGTATTAGTATCCAAACAAATTTCCACCAATTTGGAAAGTATCATAGATAATTTGGGTGATTTTTATAGTAATATTGCGACAACTACCAAAGGCGGCACTGATGTACGAAAATCCAGATATGTGATTCAACGATATAATTTGGGAATGTCAAAAATGGCGGAAAAAATGATGAAAAACGGAAAGAAAATGTATTATCGTTCCAATATGACAGCTAACGATACAATGACGGTTAAATCATTGATTATGTTGCCATCACCGGTCATGAGGTTTTCAACGATTGATTTGCCAATGACAAGTATTTTAGAAAAATCCAATTTACATCATCATTATTTTATGTTGCATAAGATTTTGAATAAAAAAACGGATATTATTTCAAATATCATTAGCGATTTCAATAATGAGATGGATTATGAAAAAATAGAAAAAGAAACCAAACGCGAATTTTTATCAAAAATAGAAGAATTCGTATTGTCCGATGAATTAATGGAAGAGGAAGACCGTTTCATGAACTTTTTAAATATTATTGTTCCCAAAACGCGTTTATTGATACGCGTGATACAAAAATACATTCATAATAAGTTCTCATTAGTCAATGTCGTCCAATTTTTGGAACCATTCTTGGTATATACCAATGATATTAGTTATAAACAATATTTGGAAATCAGATATTTTATCAAAGAAAAAATCAAAGAAATCAAAAAGACGATTGTGGATAAGGGAAATAAAGTAAGTTTGCTACGTAATACCAAATATAATGTAGAACATAAATTGAATACAGTATTACATTTATTGGATGAGAACAAAACGTTCTCGGATTCTATTTTTGATACATATAAATTTTTATCCAAAGATAAATCCAACACAAAAATGAGTTCTTCTGAATTATTGGCAAAATATATCCAAATTGATAACGGTAACTATTATACCAATTTATTAAAATCGTTATTAATACCTTTAATGACTCCGAATAATTTAACCGATTTATTAGCCAAACCAAAAATAGATGAGATGACCGATGTAGATAAAATCAAACCTAAAGAATGTATACGCCGATATTTGGCAAAAAGATATGGAAGTGTGAAAGAATTACAAAAAGACGACAACCATGACGAAGTTTATTATGATAAAGAATTTGATGATACTGTGTATGATATTTTAAATAAATACAAAGACGAACAGAAAAAAATGACGCCTGAAATGTTTATGGAATTCTTAATGGAGAACCTTATACAAAAACATGATTGTCCGAAAAGTATGGCAAAAGAAATGGCGGAGACTTTAATTGCTAAGAGAAAATTGGTGCGCGATGGTGATTATGCTATGTTGGAAATAATGCCTTCTTTACCGGCTGATACAGATGAAATGAAATTGTCGGAGAAAGAAAAAGAAGAAATTGAAAATGAAAAAGATTTGCGTAAGAAAATCAAATATTATCGTCGTTTAAAAAATCACTGGGTTCATGATGATAAAATAGAGGAAGAATCCTTTATAGATAATAATACATTATTTTGTAATATAAGTGAGAACTGCTATAAAAATACCAAAAACAATATTTGTGAAACCATCAATGATACCACCGCAAGAATGAAAAAGATATCACAAGAAAAATTAATGGGCGAATTTGATAAACGATATGCAATTACCATTGAAGATTTGGAACAAGAATTTGAAAAAGAAATCGCATTAAATAGAAAAAAATTACTCAAAAAGCAAATATTGAATGAATTACAATTCAATAAAGCCAGTCATTTAGCCTATGAAATCGGTAAATTAACAAAACCTACTGAATTGGTCGTTTCTCCGTATCGCCAAATAAAAGAAATGATTTTATCTCAAGACGATTTCACAAAACAACAACACGATATTTTATTATTTGTTGATAATTTTTGTCGCGAACCCATGATAGACCAATTAAAAGAAAGCGAACATTGGTTATATTGTATTGATACAAATACACCATTATTACCAGTATTTAAATATAGTTTAGCCGTGTGTTTTGTCAATGGGGGGGATTATGCGGCAAAATTACACGAAATATGTAGCCAAATTGGTTTGGAACAAGGCGATTCTATTGTAGATAAATTTACCGGCGAAGTAATACGCAAATTAGATTTTAGTTCAGAAGAAGGTTATGACGAAGCAGGTTTCAAAATTACAACCCATGATATTATGGAAAAAGATATAGGTGATTTACTAACGGAAGCAGTTACCATGTCAAAACAACCCGAAAAAGTATTTGAAAATGAAATTACGATGATGATATATAATGTCTTTAAAGCGATTTGTACGAATATTGATTTACCGCAATTAGGCATAGATTCCATGGAGGGATTTGTATTACGAACCGTCACTGAAATCATGAATAAAGCCATTAAAACCGAAGAATCATATAATGAATTCGTAATAAAAGAGAAAAAACGCGCGGATGTGAAAATGGATCCTTATGGTATTTATTATAATGAAATGGTGATCGTTATTATTGCCAGTGTTATTTTAGTCGCGATACAAACTGCGGTGCCATCTTTCCAAATTAATCGCACTTTTTCTGGTTGTTTGCGCTCGTTCAGTGGTTATCCATTGGGTGGGGTCGAAGATATGACGGGATTACAATATATCGCATGTGTTACCGATAAAACCAAAAGTCCAGCCAAACCATGGAATGCTATAGAGAAATTAAATGCCAAAAAATTAGAGAAACGAATGCAGGTCATTATAGATAAATATGTAATCAATCGTATTGATATACAAGAGTTATATACAAAAAAGCGCGAATATATTATTTTAAATCCCGATTCCGTTTCTGTAGAAGAACATAGTATTACCAAGTGGCATCATTTTATGCCACCAGTGGTGGAATATCGTATTACGAATTCGTTGAAAAATATTTCGTCCGATTTCCAATCTGAATTATTGAGATTACTAACTGATGGTAAATCCAATCAACATGAATATTATAATATAGTAAAAAGTAAAGCCGCCCAATTCGGTTATGCTATTATCGAACGTATCAATAAAGTGGTAAAAACGAAGGATTTAGTTTTAAAGACCAGTACAATGGTTCCCTTTATGGAGAATGCATGTTGTAATGAAAATAATACTACCAATCCAATGATATATTTTATCAAAGAAGATGAGAATATTAAAGTGGATATTGTCGCTGCCAAAAAATTAAGAATATTAATAACCGACGTAAAAGCATTATCCAAAGCATCTATGTTGTATCATCGCGCATTTACCGGAATAAAATATCCAGAAGTACCTATCGGGCATTTAGAAGAGAACATATATGCAGCATTTATCCATTATTGTAATTTTGACCGTAATTTACCTATTCCCGAAAATTATAAAATCATATGTAGTGAAAAACCCGCGGGATATAATACATTATGGACGATACAAGAAAAAGTAGAATTTTTAAAGAAACATGGAAAGCGTTATACAGTAGATAATTTGTATCAATTGATGAATTTAGTACAACTTAAGAACCACGTAACAATCAAACGGAATATTGAATTTCATACGATAAATGTCTTGACTGATATTTTGGAAAATTTAGATCGCGAAGATTCACTATTAATGAATGAAAAAATGCGAGAACATCTACATAAAGTCATTGAAAAATATAACCCCAAGACATACGTTAAAGAAGACACGGATGCCTTACGAGATTTTAAAGATTATCTATATACCACGAATGATAATTTATATCAAAACATAGTCAAATTCTTTGAAAAGAATGGTAGATTTTTGGAGAGAACTGAATTCAAAGAATTAAAAGAATTCATTGGAACGATTTATAGTTGGCAAAATTCGCAAAAATCCGCGTATGATGATTATGATAGTAATGAATTATATTCATTTTGTCAATATATTAAAAATGCGATTTTTTCCATGTGTTCGGTATATCCAAGTATCATTTTAAATGATGGTATACGCAATACGGTCCCAAAACATTGGAAATTATCGCCATTTGATGAGGATAAATTAAAATCCAATATTATTGAAAAATATTATGAAGAAATTGCTACGTTTAAAGGAGAACCTATATTGGTCCGTCTTTTACAAGAAGTTTCAAAATCATTAGAGAACATTAATTTATTTACCCAACATATACCGATTATTTCTCCCATCCAAAAAGAAGGAGCCGTTTTTCATTCTATTTTTGATAATTTTACTACTGTTTCTTTATTTATTTATTGTTTTTACACCGTTTTATATGAATATATGAGTAGTAGTGAAGATCCTGATTTATTAACGGCAAATGTAAATATCAGTAAACAACGCCGTAGAGATACGATAAATAATAATTTGGACGAAGCGAATTCCATTACCGGAATTGATATGAATGTTCCAGATGAAATGTCGGAAGCAAATACAGAATTACAAGAAATCAATATACAAACCGTCCAAGATTTTGAATTACGAGAACGCGTATGTAAATTATTGGTTGCTTTCTTAAACGTAGAAAAGAAAAACAAATCCGTTATTAACTTTTCCTACACGCAAATCATGAAATATGTAACCAAGGTGAAGACCAGTGAAAAGAAATCTATTACGGATATGTTTGAAAAATTAGATCCTGAGAATAGAAGGATAGAAGATATGATGAAATTATTTAAAATCGGTAGATGGAATGTTGGTATGCAAAAAGGTTTAATCCATTATGACGCAGAAACCAATGCGAGAGAAACGAACCAGTTAATGAACTTTTTGAATGAAGATAATGGTAATAAAGACGTTATGTTTGATATGATGCGAGATGTATATGATATAGATAATATAGGAACAGCAGAGGGAGAACAAATGAATGTAAATGATTTGGAAACAATGGAAGAAAACGAAAACACCCAATTTTATGAGAACGAAGGGTATGGAATAGAAGGTTTAGATGAAGATTATACAGATGGAGATTATTATGGCGAAGATGATAGGGATGATTATATGTAAACGATTCTGATAAATATAAGAGAACCAGTAAATGAAAAATTTGAATTTATTTATGTAAAAATAATTTCAAATGATATAATAGAATTATGCCAAACATAAAAGGATTTGTAAGATATTATAAATTGAACATGATTATTTTACTTTTTTTATTCCTGTTCTCCATCGTTCATTATATAAAGCCAGGATTTCTTTATACCAAAGAAGGAGGATTTAGAGAATTCGGCGTCGGATATAAGAATAAAACGGTGATTCCTATTTGGTTAATATCCATTATTTTAGCAATAGTATCGTATTTAGCAGTAATGTATTATTTATTACATTTTTAGTAGATTGGTCCAATTGTTCTCAAAATAATAATATAATTTATATATTATTATTTCATAATATGGAATATCCAAGATTAATTGAGAACACTGCCAAAAATTATTTATATCAAACATTGAAACAATGTCATAATAATCGCGTGACTATATATTATTATGTATTCAATATTACCATTTTTGTACTCTTTGTTTCTATTTTAGGATTGACCTTATATTATTGTAAAAAAAATAGAATGAGTGATGTAGAAAAACGAAAGAAAATGTTACGAGACCAACAGTATGTATTATCCAAAATCAAATTTTATAAGGATGAAGTCGTAGAACATAAATCGAATATGTCTGATATTACCGCGTTACCAGTTCCGGGGAATTATATGGTATAGAAAATTGATTTATTTTATTATAAATTATAATAAAATAATACAAACAAAAGACTCGCTATTATACCAATCAATCATGTCCGCTTATACTCGCAAATCTGCTTATATCACTACTTATGACGCCGTCATTGAAAAATCATCCTGCCAAATTCATACACATACCGATGGGTTGTCATTGAATTTATTAGAGGAAGATGAATGTTTCGGTATTTTAAAAATGAAAATGAAAAAAACAGCAATTACAGAACGTCCAACAATGATATTATTTAGCATAGATAATACTGCCTCTATGGATGAATATGCTTATGGAAATACTACAAAAATGGCAGTAGTCATAAAAACATTAAAAAATATAATGACCTATCTATCTACTATTGAAGCGCCTGTATACATACAATTATACACGTTTAATTTAGAAGTGCGACCGGTCATTGATTCGATATTAGTCAATAAATCAAATGTAGAAGAATTAATCAATAAAATAGAAAAAATAGGTGCAAACAATTCAACGGATATTGGACACGCATTAAAATGTGCGAATGAAAATATGAGAGAATATAATAAAATAAACCCTACTCATCAAATCATACATATATTTATGACCGATGGCGAACCAACCTCCGGAGAATGTAATACCGAAAAATTATCTACTATGGTAAATAACGAGTTTCCAAATATATTTGTAGGATTTGGCGAATATCATAATGTAAATTTATTGAAAAAATTAAGTGATAAAGATAACGGCGATTATCAATTTGTAGATAATATGGAAAACACCTCACTTATTTATGGCGAAACACTACATCGGTATTTATATCCCGCATTACAAAAGGTAGAAATCAATGTTGAAAATGGAACTATTTATAATTGGAAGACCAATAGTTGGGTAAATAAATTATATGAACCCGTTATTATAGGCGATATAGAAAAAATATATCATTTCAAAACCAAAAAACCTTATGATATCCAATGTGACGTATTTGGTATTGTTTGTTCGTTGGATCAAGAAGATATAGAAAATGGACTTGAAATTTACAATAAGGTTCAACATGTATTGAACGTTTCTGTATCTGAATCTGAAATAATAACTAATTATTATGGTTCACTTTCATTTGTAGAAGACATTTCATTGATAGATAATTATGAAGAATTATATTCAGCTCACGCTTTTCTTTTAAAGGAGAACGAATTAGAATTTTATTCTGATGTTCCTATATTGCCCCAATTAATAGATAAAAAAACAGAACCATTAGAAGAAACGAATTTAGCGAAATATCTATACCGTCAAAAAACCCAAGAATTACTATATAAAGCCAAAGAAAGTAAAAATAAAGATGATATTAAAATTGTGAAACGCGAAATGAATACATTTTTCAAAAATATGCGCGAATATATGAAAACAAACGATTTAGGATCTGATAAATTCATGAAAAATCTTTGTGATGATATATGCATAACCTATCGTACCATTGGAACCCATTTAGGTATAATGTATAATATATCCAGATTAACAACACAAAGTCGTCAACAAACGTATAGTGCGACACCTAAAAGTAATAACAATCGTCAACTATCAGATGATAATGAAAGTCAACCAGATGATTTATTAATAAACACCAACGACGGATATAATATAAATAATACAAAAATATTACCGGGTATTATTGCATCTATTAACAGATTTCCTGTTATTGGTTTGGATAATTTATATTCTCCAATGAAACCTCCGAGATTATCTCGTATTAAAACAAATGATTTTGTAAATGATTATTCTATATTAAAACGATATAATTTAGAAGATAATATGGATGATATAATAGATGATGTGGTTGATGACACAGATATTAAAAATTATAATGTATCGGCAGATACAAATAGTTGTTATGCAACCGAAAGTTCTGTAAATACTATGACACAAATTTCAAACTTATAAACAATTGTATTGATGTAAATATTTTTTTATGTTTATAATATAGATTGAAAAATAATGACAGAAAAATCAATGAGAGAAAAACCATATTTTATAATATTAGGAGGTCCAACTGGTTCAGGAAAATCATTAATGCCACAATTAATTTTAAACTATTTGCGTAAAACAAATGTGGTAAAATATCATTTTAAAAAACTATTGATAGATGATTACATTGAATACAACCCGCTATACAAAGAATCTATACATAATATCATAGAAGAATATGAATGTGAACCATATAAAACTGGAAAAGGACAAAATTGTGATGTTGAAACACCATCGCTAGAATTAGCAAATGCATTTGAGGAAATTTATTTTCATGTTAGACGAAACGGTCAATGTTATGGAGGTTTTACCCAAGATATAAAAGATAAAATCGTAAATACTATGTATGATAATATTAAAAAAAAATATAGAGATAATGATAAGAATTTTGAAACGAAAGAAGAATCAAAACAACAATATCAAGAAGAAATAGGTAAGTTAAAAAACATCTATGATGAATATTATGAGAAAAATTGCGAACAACAATATAAAATGGATATGGAAAAATATTTAAATAATAACGATAATATAATCGTTGAAACAACTGGAAAAAAAATTCCCAAAGATTTAATTGAAATAGTGAATCAATATGATTATAATATAATCATTGCTTATATATTAGTGGAAAAAAATACATTACGAAAACGTATAATTAAACGGTTTAGAGACGCTTTATATAAATTTAGATTGGATTATAACAAAAAAGCTCCTCGTTTTCCTAACATTTCTGATAAAATTATAAATAATATAAAAGAAACACTGATTACATTAAGAAATGAATGTTTACCTGCGGATGAAGCATCAGAAATATGTGGATTCATAAATAGACACAGTAATATTAATCTATTAATATATGACAATACTGATAGTACTTATATAGAACCAAAATTGGTCTACGACCATAGTATACCAGGTGAAGACCATTTATATATGAAAAAACCAGAATATATTGAATTTATAAATAATATACTTGGTATACCCAACGTTATTTCACCAGAAAAACAAACAAGACGGTTATTTACCCAATTACCGAAATATATTGGAAAAGGCGGTAAAAATAAAAGAACAACTCGAAAATATCGTTCCGTAAGAAAAACGATAAAAAAGAGTAAACACAAATAAATTCATAGATGGTTAAATAAATATTAATTATGAATAAATATTTATTATAAAAAGTAAATAAAAATAAAGAATCATAACATATATTTCATGGAAGCAACCCCCAAAGTACCGGATAATTTCCGTTCAATTATCACCGATTTTACGAAAGATTTATCTATCACTTTTCCAGAATATATTTTTTTATGGTCCAAGTGGACGGATACCGAAGAATTCAATGAAAAGGAATTACAATATATATTTGAATATTGTTTATCCATATATCCAGAGCGATTTTTTGATATATTATATCAAAATGATGAAATATTCAAACCCGAAAGTGAGATAAATACCATTTTTTTACCCAGCGTAGATTTTAAATTACTATTTCATTGTGAAGGTGTAAGTGAAACTACGAAAAAGACCATGTGGAAATATTTACAATTGATTTTATTTACGATTGTGGGTGGCATCAAAGACAAATCCACTTTTGGCGAGACTTTAAATTTATTTGAAGGAGTAGATGAAGAACAATTGAATGAAAAATTAAAAGAAACGATGAGTGGCATTACTGATTTTTTCTCAAATATTTCGGAAAATATGGATATGAATGCTGAAACTGCGAATACAGAGACAGAGACAGAGACAGGTGAAAAGGACTCACCACAATCACCAAACTTAGAACATATATTTGAAAATATGCCTGGTGCAAAAGAATTTGCCAAAACATTTGGTAAAATGGATGGTTTACCAAATATGGAAAATATGCAAGATCATTTAAAAACATTATTTGATGGAAAAATTGGTAAATTAGCCAAAGATATGGCCGAAGAAATTACAGATGAATTTAAAGATTTTTTGGGCGAAGATATGCAAAATACGACCGATCCCAATGATATGATAAAAAAATTAATGAAAAATCCGAAAAAAATAATGGATTTGATGAAAACCGTGAGTGGTAAATTAGATAGTAAAATGAAGAGCGGTGAAATATCCAAAGACGAAATAATGCAAGAAGCCAGCGAATTATTTGGTAAAATGAAAGATATGGGGGGAACCGAGCAGTTTGCCGAATTATTCAAAAATTTGACAAAAAGTATGGGGGGTATGGGTAAAAACATGAGAATGGATACAAACGCAATCGATCGTATGACGAAACAACAAAGTACTCGTGAACGAATGTTAAAAAAATTGGAACAACGTAAACGCGAAGCCGCATTACAGAATGAAATGCGTTCACCACCCGCTCCGGTGAATTATTCAGTATCCTCCGGACAACAGTCAACCAATTTAGTATTTAAAGTGGGAGGAGAAACCCAAGAAAAAACCTATATACATCCAGATTTATTAGCTGATATGGAAAAAGAAGAAAGTGCAAAAACGAATGGAAATACCAATGCGCCAAAAAAGAATAAAAAGAAGAAAAATAAGAAATAAATATTTGTGTGATTTATTTTCATTTAGTATATTATAATGGGTTTCTTTCATAAATATATCAATATACCTGTGTTTATAATCAGTTTAATAATCGGTATAGCCATGGTTTATATAACAATGCCAGATAATCGTAAAATATATGTATATCCTACACCGGAAAATATCAATGTCTTACAATATAAAGACAAAACCGACACATGTTTTACGTTTCAACAAAAGGAAGTGGCATGCCCTAAAAATGAAAAGGATATTTTTATTATTTCGCCGCAATCATAGGAGGACAATTATTTTTCATGCTTATTATTATTTATATTATAGTATTATACTATAATATGAATATTAAACGATTAATAACTACGCCATTTGGTAAAATATTACTTTCTATTATTTTGGCATTGGGTTTAGCGAGTTTATTTAGAAAAGTCTGTAACGATAAAAATTGTATTGTATTTAATGGTCCAGTAATATCCGATATTGAAGATAAAACCTATAAACACGGCGATAAATGCTACAAATATAAACACGAACCTACAAAATGTGATAGTACTAAAAAAGTAATAAATATAGGAACGGTTGAAAAACCCTCTTCCTTTTAGTATAATTCGTAAACTATACAATAATTAGATCATTTAGTATTGTATAGTTTAAATATGGAAAAGACTACCCGCATATCAGATTTACCTGAAAATATTACAATGCAAATGCCAGCATATGGAGCAACAATGAATACAAATGGTGGTGGCGGTGGAAATAAACAAAATATGAATTTTGAATCGCCTACGAATTATACACCGATTAATATACATCCAAATCCATATGGAATTTCAGCACAAAATCCGATTATGTCACCGCCACAACAGCCTAACGTACAACAAATGCAACAAATGAACCAGATGGAATATTCGGCACAGCCGCCTACCAGACAATATTTATCCGAACAACAACAAATGGAAATGCAAAATATGCAACAAATGCGCTTACCATCCAGAGATATTCCAATGGATATCACGAATTATCAAAACGATGAAGAAATACAAGCGAATTATATACCAAAACCAAAGGTTACCAAAGATTATTTGAAAGATTATGAAGAAACAAGTGAAAAACGAATACGAGAACACGAAGAGAAAAAATATAGAGAAAATAAATTAGATAATATCGTATCGGATATACAAACCCCAATACTCATCGCCTTTTTGTTTTTCTTTTTCCAATTACCAATCATTAATACATTTATTTTCAAAAGGTTCTCATTTATGAATTTGTATAATGAAGATGGAAATTTTAATTTTTCCGGATTGGTTTTTAAAAGTATGTTCTTTGGATCGGTTTTTTATACTATACAGAAAGCAATGACCTTTATAAGTGAATTATAGAATTATTTTTCTAAATTACCTTTATTTATTTCATTTAAATTAAATAAATTAGCCAATTTATAACGCATAGGAACATAATTTTTTTGCGTTTTTTTCTTCACAACTTTCTTTTTAAAACCAGGCATTTCTGCTTCTCTTCTATATCCAGGCATATATTTTAAAAATATTTCTTGGTATTCTTTACTATCTCGCTTGTCTGAAAGTTCTTTATATTTAATGGCTTTAAATGCGCGTATTTCTTCTAAGGTATCTTGCTTTCCATAACATTTTATTGTAAAGCGTTTTAATATACTTTTATATTCTAATCGATTTCTTTGTTGTAAATTATAAAATAAATCCGCCATACATATTAAACGATTTTTATTGTATTTTTTATCATTTACATATAAAAATGCCAAGTAAAAAGCCAAAATAGTATCAATCGTTGCTATATTCACTTCAACATTATTAATAGAGATTTTATTGTAACTATGACAAGCAATTGGTTTGTATATATATGCCATTGTATGATTACCAATTTTAATTTCGATACATTCTGGTATAATATCCTGAATATTTTTATGTCGTATTAATTTTATATTTTTGTATTTCTCGTCAGACAATGCTTCTTTTACTTTGTCCGCACATTTATCTATATCTTCTGCTACAACATCAAAGTTTGATATTTTTTGTGAAATCTGTTTTTCATCCTGGGACATATATTTGGAATATAAAGATGTTGCATAACCACCAAAAAATACCACACCCTGATCTATAAATGAATCGCGAATAATTAAATATATCTTTTCATGTGCTTCGTCTTTTATATTTTTAATTTTGTCAAAATTTATTGGATCACATATACTTTTATCCGTAATAATTGGATAATATTTATTAAATAAGGTTAATCGGGTAAATACCTTTTCCCATCTACTCACATCTCCTTCTGGTCTTGATATTTCTAAATACATACTCATTCTTAAATAATTTGGTGGTGCATAATGAATTCCTTTTTTTAATACGCTTTCCTTTAATAATGCTTTAAATATACTTGGATTCAATTGTGTTATGTCTGCAATTGGTATAAAATTAACAAATACTTTATAGGTTCCAATATGTATGCCAGCTTTTGCTTCGACTTCCGTATAACCAGCGTCATGATAAATGTCTGCTAATTCTTTCGCGTCTTCCATAGCATTTGATGAATAAAAATCGTAATCAGGTACTTCTATTTCGCGGTCATAGAATTGTTCTTGATTTGGTAATAAATTATTGATAGCAGTGCCACCGTAACATATTAATTTCTTTTTTTTTATAAAATTTTCTACAATTTCAATAAATTGTTGTATTAACTCATTGCTCGCCGTTCTTGATGAAATAATTTGTTCTGACTTTTCAACCGAATTTTTTAAAATTGCTATTTCACATTGTTCGAAAGTCATTTTATCATTACATAAATAATTTTTGAATTTTTTTTGTGTTTTATTTTTGGAGTCTTTCATAAAATATATATTAGTTATATATTTTATTTTATGCGTTTAATTCCTCGTCTTCTTTTGTTAAATAAATGATTGAATCTGCTAATTTTAAAATCCCGTAACGATTTTCATTAAATAGCATTTCATATTCTTCTAATTGTGCGTCTTTATTATAAAATTTATAAGCTACTATTTGACAACCATAGTCTGTTACAAACTTTCCGATAGAAGGATTTGTGGTATTTTTCATATTAAAATCAGGAATGACTAAATGAATGTAGTTTTTATCGGTACTATTATTATTATCTAAGATTCGGGGTCTATTTTTTTGTTGGTCTAACACCTTAGAATACTGATCCAATCTTAGATATTCGCTTCCACTTTCTATATTTACATATTTGGATAAATCATAACAATTTTTATCATTTTTAAGACAACCAGTATAATTTTTATAATCATATCGGATTGTTTTGTCTACCAATAATACAATTTTGCCCATAATATCACTTACTTTTGTTTTATCTTTTACTTTGCCATTGTATAATTTTGATTTTAATGACGCATCTACTGATTTGGCAACCATTTTATAAATATCATTATTATTACTTTTAATGCGTAAATGAATAAACATTGGGTCTTTCGAATTTGGGGATTTGCTTGAAAAAGCGGTTGTAACTACGGTTGTTAACGCATTATCTAATGAAATTTTATTTTTAGAATCAATCGATTTGAATGTAGGATCTTTTGAAAAAGCGACACTTGGAACATTACTAATATCAAATACTTCAAAATCTACAAATCTACATCCGCGTGTTATAACATATTCTACTGCTTTGGCATTCACATATTCCCCCGTACATGCCGAATTATATGATGCTTTTATTACATATTGCGATAATGGCATATTTTTATCTTGCTCACTAACGGATGTTATTTTTGGTTGATCTTTAAATATCATACTATTCAATTCTATATCTTCACTGCTTTGTGATGGATTTGGAATATCAAAATTTTCTTTTATATCGAATGAATAAAGTGCGAATCTTTGTTTGCGTTGGTATAAATCAAATACAATATAAATAAAAATTAAAAAAGCGATCAATAAAATTATTTTTTTATAAATTTCCATAATAAAATATATAATGATAATAATATATTAACATATACATATAAAATATTATGGCAGGAGGTTTACTAAATATAATTTCGGTTGGAAATAATAATGGTATTTTAACAGGCAATCCTACGAAAACATTTTTCAAAGTAACTTATTCTAAATATAGTAATTTTGGATTACAAAAGTTTCGGATAGATTATGACGGTTTAAGAGATTTACGATTAACTGAACCATCCACATATACATTTAAAATGCCGCGATATGCAGAATTGCTAATGGATACCTATTTGGTTCTTACATTGCCTGATATATGGAGTCCAATATATCATCCATGTTCTGATACCGGTGGTCGTTGGAGTCCTTATGACTTTCAGTGGATACGCGATTTAGGTAGTAATATTATAAAAGAAATTTCTATTACATGTGGTTCTCTTGTTTTACAAAAATATTCAGGAGAATACTTAAGTGCAATGGTAGACCGTGATTTTTCAGCAGAAAAAAAGAAATTATACAATGAAATGACTGGTAATGTTGTTGAATTAAATGACCCTGGAAATGCAAATGGAAGAGTAAATACATATCCGAATGCGTTATATACTATTTCAAATTCTGGTTCAGAGCCCTCCATTCGGGGAAGACAACTATTTATTCCAATTAATACATGGTTTACCTTAGATAGTCGTTGTGCTTTTCCATTGATTGCTTTACAATATAATGAATTGTATATAAATGTGACATTGAGACCGATACAAGAATTGTTCCAAGTGAGAGATGTCTTTGATTTACAATATTCCAGACCTTACGTACAGCCTGATTTTAATCAATCACATTTTCAAATGTATCGTTTTTTACAAAATCCTCCGGCAGTTGTTATTACATCAGATGCATATACGAATAAAATATCAACTTGGAATGCAGATATACATTTATTATCAACCTATTGTTTTTTATCCAAAGAAGAAGCCCAAGTGTTTGCTGCGAACGACCAGGTGTATTTAGTAAAAGATGTTTTTCAATATAATTTTGAAAACATTACTGGTACAAATAAATTGAAATTGACTTCCAGTGGTATGGTTGCAAATTGGATGTTTTATTTACAGCGTAATGATGTTAACTTACGTAATGAATGGAGCAATTATACAAACTGGCCGTATAATACTATACCGGGTGGGTTGCAAGAAGCAATTAGTACTAATCCGGCTGAAATTTATCCAGGATTTACGAATTTAACATACATAGTAAATAATCAAGAATATGATATTGATGTTGGTCCAGGCACCGATCCAGTGGACAAAGTAAAAACAGGTATTTATGTTTCAGGAGATTATTTAGTTGATAATCAGCGCGAAATATTAAATACAATGGGCATTTTATTTAATGGGGAATATCGTGAAAATTTATTAACCAGTGGGGTATTTAATTATGTAGAAAAATACACGAGAACTCAGGGATCAGCAAAAGACGGGTTATATTGTTATAATTTTTGTTTAAATACCAGTCCATTTGAATATCAACCGACCGGAGCAATCAATATGAGTAAATTTAAATTGATACAATTAGAATTGTCTACTTATGTGCCACCGATTGATACAGAATCGTCGAAATTTGATATTTTATGTGATAGTAGTGGAAATGCGATTGGTGTTCGTAAATCAAATTGGAGATTATATCAATATAATTATAATATGACCGTATTTGAAGAACGATATAATGTATTATCTTTTATAGGTGGCAATTGTGGGATGTTATATGCCAGATAAATATTTATAAGTTTTATTATGAATTTTATATACTATATTATAATATAGATTTTATAATATATTATGGAAAATGAAAAAACTATTTGGAACAAAACAATATTTAGTGAAAGCCCACATAAATATGATGATAATTTCCAAATCATGAATATGCAATACAAATTAAAAAATAGTAAGAAAAAAAGAAAAGAGAATTACAAAAATATAGAATTATTAGAGAACATATATGATAATACAGAGGAAAATATTGAAGGATTTAAAAATAAAAAAAATAAAATTTCAGAAGCAACTAAAAAAAATAAGGGTACAAGTTCTAAAACAGAAGGGTATAATGAAGACTACACCAGTGCGGATACAGTAGGTTATGGAAATTTGACAAAATCAAAAAAAAACAACGATCTTGATCCAAATTTTTTAGGTCTACCTGATAAAGATTATGATGGTGTAGATAGACCAGATAAAGGAAACAAAGATGATCCAAGAGTAGCTTTAATTAGAAGCATAAATAATGTATTTGGAGTAATTAATAAATTTAATTATAAAATTGCTCTCGTTATAGCAAAAACATTATCACGCTCAGGAAAAGGAGAAGATGATTTTGGAGAACTCTTACGGAAAGGTTCAAATACAAGAAAAACTGAAAAAAATAATTCTTTTACTACAAAAGATGTAGTAATAATACAAAAATATATTGGATTATTTGAAAGCATATTAGTTGCTTTTTTTGCAACTTATAATTGGTTTTACATAATGTTTTATTATTATACTGAATCAGATTGTAAAGATATGGATTGTAGTATAAAAGAAGAAGATGATGAGGATGATGAAACAAAGAAAGAATCAACCGATGATGAAAAGAATGGAGCCATAAAAGAAATAATAAAATCATTAAAAGGTAGACGAATCAAAGTTCCAAAATTATCATCCTATTTAATTCAAAATGAAATAAATAACAGAGGTGATTTTTTAACCATATTTTATGCTTTTATAAATATTTTCTTTATTTTTGCATTAGCATTTGTTGAATATTTACAAAGTATAATGATGAATATTATACCTAGATTTATAAAACAAATATTTAATTTTAAAGGTTGTTTTGTTTTCATTTTTTTTATGTTAATAATGTTTTTTTATTATTTCAATACTGCATTACAGAAATTTTTAATCAATGTCCTCTCTGGAAATACAAAAGATGTCACGGTCGGTTTTATGTACTTTTTCTTGTTATTAATATATTTTTTTGGAAATTATAATCTTGGATATTTACCTAAAACTGCTGGTTATACAGCACAAACATTTGTAGAATTTGTTATCTCGCCATTCTCCGGTGTTATTATGGCGTTTATGCGATTTATTATAATTATGTTAATTTCGGTTCCATTAGGAGGAGTTGCATGTATGTTTTACATTTTATTCAATTCTTTTTTTGGAATATTATTTAATACTGGAATATTAAAATATTTTGGTACATTTTTTAGAATTAATGATTTTATCAAAGATAATAATGATCCAGACGCAAATAAAGAAAAATCAGACGAAGGTAAATTTATATATAAAATAAAATCCTCTTACAATAAAGTCATTGATTTTATTTATAAATATGCTATTTTTATTTCATATATAATTATCATGTTAATAGCGATTGGTGATTATTTAAAAAATATTAAAAATTATAAATTAAAATTGCATTTGATTATTTTATCTGTTATTTTAATTTTTATGATGTTAGTAAGCATTATTGGAATATTCTTTAGTAAAACCGAAGAAGTGATAAATCCCACTGAAGAAATACCAGAAAAACCAGAAAAAGCCGATTCATTTTTTGATGTTGTTGATTCAATTACAGACGCTGTAATCAAAATTGCGAAGAAATTTGGTATAAACCCAGAACAAATAGGACAAATGGCCCAAGGCGCAATGAGCCAAAATATGCAACAAAATACAAATATGCCATCGGGCGCAATGAGTGTAAACCTTCCATTCGCACCCACTAAAAATAATGGCGATGATAAGAATAAATAATTATTTTTCGTAATAATGACATAAAAATAAATGTTTAGAATATAATAATGGGAAAAAATAAAAAGCATCGTCCATTTGTAAGTATATGTACTCCAACATTCAATCGTCGTCCGTTTATTGAAAATATGTTTCAATGTTTTCGCAATCAGGATTATCCAAAAGATAGAATGGAATGGATTATCGTAGACGATGGAACCGATAAAATAAATGATTTAATTGCCAAAGCGAATATCCCCCAAATTAAATATTTTGCAGTAGATACAAAGATGACATTGGGTGCTAAACGAAATTTAATGCATAAACATACAAAAGGTTCTATTATTGTCTATATGGATGATGATGATTACTATCCACCAGATAGAGTATCCCATGCCGTAGAAAAATTAGAAAGCAATAAACAAGCATTATGTGCGGGTTCCAGTGAAATTTATATTTATTTCAAAACATTGAACCGTATGGTACAATGTGGTCCATATGGACCAAATCATGCTACGGCTGGAACATTTGCTTTCCGACGTGAATTATTAGACCAAACCAAATACGAAGACCATGCTGCATTAGCTGAAGAACGCGCTTTTTTGAAAGATTATACTATTCCATTCGTACAATTAGATCCTATGAAAAGTATTTTAGTTTTTTCACATGAACATAATACATTTGATAAACGAAAAATGTTAGATAATCCACATCCAGATTTTTTGAAAGATTCAACTAAAACCGTCAATGATTTTATTAAGAATAAAAATGAACACTCAATCAAAGATTTTTTTATGAATAAAATAGATAAACTATTAGAAGCCTATGAACCTGGTTCTCCGAAGATGAAACCTGATGTATTAGAACAAATAAAAAAAATAGAAGCTGAACGAGCGGAAATGTTGAGAAAAGCACAAAACGAAGCAGCAACCCAAATTATATTAGAAAAACCAGGCGAAAAACCAGTTGTATTAACGACACAAGACGCAGTAAATATAATGCAACAACAACAAAAATATATTGGTGAATTAACAAATGAAAAACAAAATCACTTGAATCGCATAGCGGAATTAGAAAAAATGATTATACAATTACAAATGCAAATTATTGATAAAAATAAAGAATTAAAAAATCTGAAAAGTGTTACACCCGCATCCAAAACCGAATTAAACCCAAATAATGGTGAAGACGTAATTGCTACTAAAATTTTATCAAGTACTGAAATGTCAAAAACTATCCCATTAATCATGGTAGAAGCGGATTAAAATAATAACAAAATATATTTCTCATTCAGTAAAACCATTAGATTTTACTGAATCAACAATCCTCATCATAATCTTCTAAATCGTCATCCTCTTCTGTGATAAGTTGGAGTTCTTTTTTTACATTTTTATCTAAATATCTATATACGCGTTTGATATCTAATTTTGAAATCGCATAATTTTCAAAAAATTTTAATAATTCACTCATTTTATCTATGTGATTTATAAAATCTTCGCCATAATACAATCTCATTTCTTGGAAAAAGGATATCAAATCTTTTTTATCCATATCTAATTTTTGTGATAAATTATAAATAAACAAAATATTATTATACTCGGTAGAGTATTTGGTGAGAACCTTGGTGAACCGGATATCAACCGTTTTATTTTTATCTTTGAAATAATCATGATAAATTTTATTATTATAAAAGGTCTTCATCAAAGAACTCATTTCATTAAATTGCCATATTTGACTTTGGAAAGTAATTCTATCTATATAATCCGCGTAACATATATTGTCTAATATTTTCAAATAAAATGGATAAGATTGCGACGGCGATTTCGTAGATAAAACGTCTACAATGTTCTCGTGCCATAATAGGGCGACTATAGTGCGGTCCGTTTCATTCATAAAAGTATTATGTTCTTCCAATTTCAAAGGTGTTTCAATCAATGTTTTTGTGATTTTTTTAGAATCTTCATTATAGGTTTTTATTTGGAAAATACTATCAATGATTTCATTATTCAATAAATCAGGGTTTTTATTATAAATGTCATTTATAAATGTCATTTTTCGTAAATCACCTTGTATATATTTCACAATGTTCTCTTTGCATTTTATATTTTTGGTTTTTATATTCGGCATCATATATAAGATTAATTTATTAATTTGTGTTTTCGTGGGCGTATTTAATTCAAATACATTACATACTTTCATCAATTCTTTCATTTTCTTATCTATATAATAATTACCAATACAAATGATTGGATTCATCGTCATACTTTCTAATTTTTGTTTCTTGGTCTTTTTTTGTCTTATCAATTTAATGAGCGCGGTTATTCCGCCTTTGTCTCCATTATTCATACCGTCGATTTCGTCCATGACAATGGCTATTTTTTTCACTTGTTTTGTCATCATTTGGAGAACATTACGGTTGGAAATATTATTACTGGTAATTGTATCTATCAATGTTTTATTACGAACATCGCCTGCATCATATTTGATAATATCGTAATTTAATTCTTTTAATAAATTCATGACAAATTCGGTTTTGCCGCAACCAGGAGAACCATAGATATAAAATCCCTTTTTGAATTTCACGTTTTTACAATTTTCATCAAAAGTCAACAATAATGATTTTATTTCATTGGCTATTTTTTCTCTATCAAATATGGCATTTATATTAGGAATTTGTCTCATTTACTATATGTGGGTTTTAAATTTTATATGTTTTAACGCAATAAATATATTATATGTATAATACATTTATTTATTTACCAAAAGCACTGAAATCAGATGTAATTGGTATGAAATTACTACGTTTTTCTGGAATGGCACCATAATAATTATAATTTGTTGCTCCACTACCTCCATATGAACTACTGCCGTAGGCTTTTCCGCCATATGGTTGGGTTTGATTATCAGCGGTTGCAGTTCCAGTTGATGTTGTTGATGCTCCGGAATTGATTTGTGTTGGACGCGATGTTAATACATCTTTTACCCCACTTCCTGCATCTTTTAATATTCCGACGGTTCCAGTTACCACATCTTTTGCTAATCCGACTGTTCCAGTTACCGCATCTTTTGCTAATCCGACGGTTCCAGTTACGGCTCCTTTTGCCAAATTTCCTGCTTCACCAACTACTTCACCGGTTGTATCTAATGCTTTGTTCGCTACATCTCCTACTGTACCACCTAATGATGCTACTGCTCCTGGTATATTTGTTCTTGTGTCAATTTTTAATGTTGTATCACCATTTGACGATAATGTACCAGATCCACCTTGCCCTCCGCAATTCGTACATACACCACTTTGATTACAAGAAGAAGGGCAGGAAGGACATGAAGGACATACAGGAGGAACAATAGATGATTTTAATACATAATCTTGTGAATATTCATTGTTTGGATTTGATTTCCAAAGAGAATATAATTTGAAAAAATCAGTTAAATCATTTCCGGATAAATCGTTGCCAGTTCTAGTAGTGGTAATAAGACTACTACTGGTACCTGTAATTGTACTTGTACTGGTACCTGTACTGGTACTGCTGCTACTATCTGAAGAATTTGATAAAGTACTTCCGGCTAATAATGCAGTGGTTGATATTATTGTACCGTTGCCATTATATACACCTGTACTATCAAATCTACGAATATTTACTAATTCAAATTGAGTCGTATATTTGATTAAAGCAACCACCGTTTTTTTTTTTTTTTTTTTACCAAAACTGATATATAATATCAGTTGATTTGCTAAACTATCAGTTGCAACCCAAGAATGTAATGATACACTACTTACACCTGTTTGAGAACCACTATATCCCGAAGTGGTTACGTTTGTAGATGTACCATATCTATCGTATATAGTTAAATCATTTGAAGTAGCGCTATTTTTTACTACTAATCGGGCATTCGATATATCATAACGTACATATTTGCTTATTTGATACACTTTATTCGACGAATCGTAATAAGTTTCTTGTATCATTTTGTCATTATTTGAATCAGTATCGCTTGAATAAGTACCTAAACTTATGGTAGATGTAATAGGATTTTGCGACATTGAGCCATTTACATATCCAAATGTACCAACATTTATCTTGGTAGTATTGTCGATGATATGAACTAATGTATCTGTTCCAAATGGAATATAAAATACTGAGTATTTATCTGTATTTGCACCTTGGGTTGGATACATAAACGAGCTAAATGAACTTGCAGTGTTGGATGTTGTACTTAAATCTACTGTACTGGTAGTAACATCTGACACATTATATTGAAACGTTTGATTCGGATTTGTTCTTGGAGTAACATATAAGGTGGAAACTGTATTTCCAGTTACGGCATTTCCATAAGTAATCCCATCAACTTCAATTAAGTTACCATTTTTTGGATCGTAAAATACATTATCATATAGTTTATTTACATATGCAGACGAATATTGTGGTATTTGCATATCATCCATTGAATTATTTGAGTATCCAAATGAAATAAACCCTTCCAAATTAAACATATTACCAAATGTAATAGATATTACTAAAACTATCAATAACAATAAAAATAACATTAGTGGTGATAATTTTATAGCCATTTATTTAAAAAAGTATAAAATATACCAGGAAAATATATACCAGAATAATAAAAAATTGATTTAAATTCATTTTTTATTATCATTCGTATATTTCTATAAAATGTCTAAATCTCGTAACCCACCACCATTATTGGAATTGTTTTATGATAATACGAATAAATTTGAATTATGTTTGGATGAAGTCGGTCGGGGTTGTCTCTTCGGAAGAGCCTATATTGCTTGTGTTATTTTACCACGCGATGGTACCTTCATTGGAACGGATATAAAAGATAGTAAAAAATTCTCTTCTAAAAAGAAAATAAAAGAAGTATCGGAATATATCAAACAAAATGCCCTTGTATGGCATATCGAACATGTTGAATCCGATGTAATAGATAAAATAAATATTTTACAAGCCGTTATGCGCGGCATGCACGAATGTATTCGTAATGTTTTACTAAAATTAAAAGAAAAAGGCTTGTCTGGTAAAGACATCGCATTAGAAGCGGATTATCAAGACGAATTTCTGGCTTTGGTAGATGGTAATTATTTCAATCCATATAGGTGGTTTGATGATAAAACAGAAAGTATATGTGAAATGCCAGCGGTTACAGTAGAACAGGGCGACGCAAAATATATGGGAATTGCTGCGGCAAGTATTTTAGCCAAAGTTGCCCGGGATGAATATATAAATGAAATGTGTCTCGCTCATCCCGAATTAATTGAACGATATGCGTTAGATACTAATGTAGGGTACGGAACAAAAAAGCATTTGGAAGGTATACACAGTCATGGGATTACTAAATGGCATAGAAGAACATTTGGTAATGCTTGTAAAAATGCGGAAATAAATGATGTCAATTAATTCATATTACACAAAATAATTATTTATTTTTTGCTTGATTTTCTTAATTTCTTTGATTTCTTTGATTTCTTTGATTTCTTAGACTTTCTTGTCTTTCTTCTTTGTCTTAATACATTTCCACCGAATTGTAATTCTTCAAATCCAAACTTTATTTCATGTGCTAATTTTTTAGCTTCATCCTCGGATAATGCTGTATTTTTTTTCATAAATTCTATAAAATTTGCTTTTCTTTCTTCCACATTCATTTTTTTAATAGTTTCATCTTCAGGAGCCTTTTCAAACCATTCTTTTGTAGCATCGTGATGGTGCATTTTACCTTTCATTAACTTATATAATTTTTGGTAAGTTTTATTTTCACAACCTTCTCTACATAAAATTTCAACTACCGTCCCGATTGTTAATACAAATCTTTCAATGATACCTTTTACACAACTGGTATTATCACGATAACCAGTGTAAGCATTACAAGTATCATCTAAAAAGGAAATAATATACTCTTTTTTAAAATTATCATCCTGTGAAAAAGCATAATCAATACTTTTACCAACTAATTCTATCTTTTCTCTAGGAATACGCCCATTCATTTTATTAAATACCTTATCAAAATCTCTTAGTTTTTGTTTTTTTTCTGATGGAAATAATGCGCTGATATTCTGTTTAAATATATTGTTTGTATAATCATAAATACTTTCTTCATTATAAATTTCTGGTTTGTCCGGTTGTGTAATAACAGCAAGGTAATCCGCTTTTTTTGTTTCAAAATTATCAAATGCATTATGGATTTCTAATGCTACGCCTTGTTGCATTTGGTCATCCCTGTAAATAGCACCTGTTAAATTAGCACCTATTACACCTGTCAAATCAGCACCTGTCAAATAAGCACCTGTCAAATCAGCACCTGTCAAATCAGCACCTGTTAAAATAGCATCTGTCAAATCAGCACCTGTCAAATTAGCACCTTCTAATTTAGCACCTTCTAATTTAGCTTCTGTCAAATCAGTACCTGTCAAATTAGCACCTGTTAAATTAGCTTCTCTTAAAATAGCTTCTCTTAACCAACTGTTTATTATCATAGCACCTTCTAATGTAGCACCTGTTAAATTAGCTCCCCATAAACTAGTTTTTATTAATTTAGCACCTGTAAAATCAGCACCTGATAAATCAGCACCTGATAAAAAACTTTTAAATAATTTAGAACCTCTTAAATTAGCTTGTCTTAAAATAGCTTCACTTAAATAAGTGTTTATTATTATAGCACCTTCTAATGTAGCACCTGTTAAATTAGCTCCCCATAAACCAGTTTTTATTAATTTAGCACCTGTAAAATCAGCACCTGATAAATCAGCTTCTCTTAAATTAGTGTCTATTAATATAGCTTCTCTTAAAATAGCTTCTCTTAAATTAGCTTCCCATAAACTAGTTTTTATTAATTTAGCATTTGTTAAATTAGCTTGTCTTAAAATAGCTCCTCTTAAATCTGCCCCTTCAAAATTTATTTTAACTTTTAATGTCTCATCATAATCATTCGTTTCATTGTATATATCTTGACGTTTTTGTAATAAATGTTCTAATCTATCAATATCTCTTTGTGACAAACCACTCATTTTATATAGTTGTTGTAAAAAACCACTCATTATATATAATATTCTAAATATAATATTCTAAATATAATTATTCTAAATAAAATTGAATTACTAAAATATCCAGTTATATAATAATAACAAACAACCACCAAAAATGTATACGCATTTACGAAAAGGACAACGATATTTATTCCACGAAAAAGCCCCCTATCATGAAACCGAAATCTCTTTCCGCGCAAATTTTATAAATATTGTCGGTAAAACATTGATTATAAATACCAGCGAAAGCGAAAAATCACCCAATACATTAGTTAGTATACCGATTCAATGGATTACAAAAATACAAACATTAAACGATATTTTGCAAATAGACGACATATCATTTGATATTTTACCAAATGATGTATTAAGTATCATTGACTGTTATATATAACGACCATTAGAACAATTCTTCAACATGTTTCATAGAAATCTTCATATATTTGGTTTCTTTATCCAGCAAACTATAGCCAATCACTAATTCTTTAAATTCTGAAATATAAACCATACCTAATGTATATTCCACTGGTTTTTTTTCAAAGGTAAATAAGGAAGAATATTTTTTTATTTGAAAGGTTTCACTATCTAATACTACAAAACAATGATAATAATAACGGCGTTCATCGTAACTCACCAAATGGCATATAAACCATATTTCATCACCAATGATAATTCCATGGGTTGAACCACGTAAATGTTTAAAAAATGCAGGGGTTTCTATTGCATCTGTAATCACTAATTCCGAAGTTACTCCATTGTTATTCGGTTTCACATCCCCAATGGTTAAAGGAAACCAATGATAAATCATTTTTAAAGAATCATCTTTGGACGTAAATAAAACCCAATTTTTTTCTATTTTCTGTTGGTTCTCTATTTTCATAAGACGTGGGTTTACGGTTTTTTTCGCATATATATCTATTATGCCATGTTCTATCACCATATTTCCATTGGGTAATCCTCTATTTGCTGTATAATAAATCCCATCATTATAAGAGAACAATCTCACATCTTCTAATCCTACATACACATCATCATATTGTTCGTTATAAGATAAATTATATTCTTCCGTGATTTCCCATTCCGCACCCATAATTCGCACCAAAGAAATGACATTGATTGTTTGTATTTTTTCTTGATTGATATATTCCCCTCTTTCATTAATTTTATAATTCACAAATCGGGTATTCAAAATCAACTGACAAGTATTACCATTCCAACAAATAGACGGAGTACTGGATACAAAGTTCTCTTTATCAATCGCACATAAATTCCCTACGGTTTTGAATATTTTTTCCACTGCTGTAATGGGGGTTTTATGTTGATTGATAGAAGGTGTATAATATTTATAATTTGTCATGACATTTTTTGTAATATATTCATCGGCTCGTGGGTTCTCTAATAAACGCATACATACTTTTTTCATATCAAAGTTCTCCCAATTACAATAAAAACCAATAATAGATAATTCATAATCCAATTTATAATCATAAATATCCTTTTGTAAAAACAAATTATCATAATCGCGTTTTCGTTCGCGTTCATAATGCGCCAAACAAAAATAAGTATATGCCAATGTATTATGTCCGATAATTCGATAATAATTGATGATTTCGTATAGGTTCTCAATTCTATGTGGATAATAGGTATAACCATCTAACCAAGATTGTATGGCTCTTTTCATATTTCCTAATTCTTTATAACATTTACCAATGGAATAATAAGAATGCCATACTTCTTCTTGCCAGCCGCCAATTTTAATGCGTTTTTTATATGTTTCTATGGCGTCTTCGTATTGTCCGGCATCTTTGTAACTATTTCCCAAATAAAAGGTATATCTATCATTGTTCGGGTTCTCTTCCAATCCTTTTTTTAATAAACGAATATCGCGAATAAATTTTTCGGTTTTAGAACCACCATCGCCTACATCATTGATAAACAATTGATTCATAGGAACAGTAAAATAAACCGCATTTTCCGGTGGTTTTAAATATTCATGTGTCACCCCCCAATATGACATTCCGGGTATATTTTTAATTAATCTAACGTTTTTATAAAAAAAAGAACGAGAACCTTGAAACAAATGGTAGACTTCATATTTCAGGTTCTCTTTAAATTGGGCGGGTGAAAAATCCTCGGGTATTTCCAATATCATGTCCGCATCCAACAATAATAAATAATCCGCATCGGGCATTCCAATACATTGTTGTAGGGCAAACGTACGATTATATCCAAAATCTTTGAACGGTTCTACTACGATTTTTCCACTGATATCGCGATTTCTAAAAAAATCATTGATAAGTTGAATCGTATTATCGGTACTTCCGGTATCACAAATACAATAACTATCTATAAGCGGTAATAGAGAGGTCAATAGACGCACTATAATTTTACTTTCATTTTTCACAATCATATTTAGACATATTTTAGGCATATTTGAGAACCTATTATAATTTAATGTTCTCTATTATTTAAATTATTTTTGTAAAATTCTTTTTTCCATATATATAATAACTTAGATATAAAAATAAAATGTCATTTACCAGATTTCACGATGACCCAGTAAGAATCGCAAAACAAGTAGAAGATAGTTCGTTCACCGGCAAATACAGATTAATGACCCCCGGACAAGGCATGGATTTACCATTTGTAGAAGATCCACACATTCGTATGCAGGGTTGGGGTGCAAATTTTAGAACAAATACGGTAAATTTAGAGAGTGATTTATTAGGATTAACACGCCCTTTAAATAGAGATTTAGTAGATATAAATGATTATAAAACACATGCGGTTGCTACTAACCAACCATCTTATAGAAACACCGAACCATTCGTACAAGAAAGTAGGGCAAGTCATCCCGCATGGTTGTATAGAGATTTAGAACAACCAAGATGGGAAACCCCATTGCTAAATCCATTAAATGGTATTGAAAAAGAGTTTAATCATAATATCCAAACGCGCATTTTAGAAAAAGATTACTATCAACCATCGCTTCCAGTCGTAGAGGGTACCGAAAATCAAGAATATTATTTGACTGGTCGGTCAATGTGTGTAGGAAACGGAAAAAATGATTGTATCGGAACACTCTATGAAAATCGCATTCGATAAATTATTTAGAGGAATTTAATAATTCGTATTGATAAAATATTATATAAATGTATTATAATTATATAATAGAATGGAATTAGCTATTCCGGGAATTGCTCTTGGATTATTATATGTTGTAACAAATCAAAATAAAAAAAGCGAGAACTTTACAAATAAATCAAATGAATTACCTAATACGGATTTTCCGAATCGTAATTATCCGGAAGAATACCCAGTTACATCAAGAGAAACCGACTTAACATCTAAATTATCTACTGTAAATAAATTTGACAGCGGAACTGGTGTATATACAGACAAATATTTCAACGCTAACTCGGTAAATAATATTATAGTAGATTCATATAAATCAGAAAATAAAGGTGCTAGTTATTATTCTTTAACCGGGGATAAGGTAGACGGTAGTTATTTTCAACACAATAATATGGTTCCTTTTTTTGGAAGTCATATTCGTAGTCGTCATGTGAATGAAAATACGAACGAAAGTGTATTAGATAATTATGTTGGTGCTGGTTCACAAATCATTACCAAAAAAGAAGTGGCACCATTGTTTGCTCCTTCTGAAAATCAACAATGGTCTCACGGTGCTCCAAATATGACTGATTTTTACCAATCACGTGTAAACCCTAGTATGCGTATGGCAAATGTAAAACCTTTTGCCGATGAAAAAGTAGCCCCTGGATTAGGGTTGGGTTATACAACTCAAGGTGCGGATGGTTATAATTCGGGCATGATGCATCGCGAAACCTGGATGCCAAAGACAGCAGACGAATTAAGAGTAGACAACAACCCTAAACCAACCGGACTTATGTTAATCGGCCACGAAGGTCCAGCCATGAGTAAAACCCCACAAATTAGTAATGCCGACAATATTGGGTTACAACAAAAGTACCGTCCAGAACGTGCATGGGAATGGGGACAAGATCGTTTATTTACCACAGTAGGTGCCGAAAAGGGAAATACATTACGTTCTATTGAAATTGATAGAGAAACTGCCCGTCAAACATCTACCACGGATTATATTGGTGGTGCTGGATATAATAATTCAGCTGAATATTTGCCAGGTGAATATATGCCATCACATAGTCAACAATTAGGTGAAGTGCCTATGGCAGTAGCCAATGCAAATGGTCGTAATTATGCAAATGATGCGGATTATGGTATTAAATCTAAATTAGCCTATCCAAACAATCGTACCGCAAATCATCAAGAAAGTTATTTTGGTTTGGTGAGTGGTAGTTTGGGAGCAGCAGTCGCACCATTATTAGATGTATTGAGACCATCGCGCAAATCAAATGTCATTGGCACATTAAGACCATATCAAAATCCAGGAACCAAAGTACCCGAATCATATATTTTCAATCCAGCAGATAGACCCGCTCCAACCATTCGTGAAACTACTGAAAAATCGAAATTTCATATGAATGTTGATCGTAACCAACGGGGTGGTGCATATGAAGTTGCCGCACATCAACCAATCGATAACAATAGACAAACCACCGGCGATTTTTATTATTCAGGTAATGCAGGAGCAGGAGCTGGAACCAGACAAATGAAATCATATGAAGCCGAATATAATCAACGCAATAATGATGTAAAAAGTTCAACCATAGATGGACGTTTGGTACCCGGAAATATGAAATTAATGAATAGTGATATTAATATGCGCCAAGTAAATCGCGACGATTTCTTAAAAAATAATCGCGCGGTAGCAGGAACCATGCCATATCAAACCATGGATGTTGCGAATATGGGGCAATTACAAGGACAAAATAATTTATATCAAAATATACAAATGGATCGAAATAATGGAGAGGCATTGAATGCATTAAAAGGCAATCCATATGTATTAAATCATTTGAGTGGTTTATAATTTGGTGGATAATAAGATATTTGTAAAAATGTATTGAATATTGACAATACATTTTTATTTTCGGTGTTTCCGGGTTCTATTTTTGCGTGTATTGCGTTTTCCACCATATGTTTGACTTCTTTTTAATTTTTGTGGTTTAGCAGCAATATCAGCAGGAAGAGCTTTATAAAATTCTTTTGTTTTATTTTCTCCAAATCTGATTCTTTTTTTTTGAGTCTTTGGAGATTTAACACCTTTCCATGTTTCATTGCGTTGTCTTATTAATTCCTTTAAATAATTAAATTGTGCTAATGATTTTATAGTTGGGGTTCGTTGATTTAATTGTTTTAACATATTAAATTGGGTATCAAGAGTTTCATTGTCTAATTCATTTTCAAGTTCAGGATCAATGATAGTTCCAATATGTTTTTTGGTGTTAGATTTTGGCATTATATATATTCTAAATATATTTTTCCTCACATAATTCTTCACTACAATCTAAATAACTATCATTTTCAACTTCTCTCAAAATATTTTCAAATACGGTCTTCGCCTTGCCTTTCTTTTTTGGTTCAGTCGTTTTTGCCGCGGGCTTTTCAGGTTTTGCTGATTTTGTTACTTTGGTCGCTTTGGCTTTTGGTTTTTTCGCGACTTCTTCCTCACTATCGTCTTCATTACTATACTCTTCATCGTCTACAATAAACCCATCTTTTACATAACCTTCTTTTGTTCTGTCTACATCATCTTCCTCGTCATCGGTGGATACATCACTATCTTCATCTCCAATATCTTCAAAACCACCATATAAAAATTCATATACGGTGTTCCATTCGGATTTACTAATACTTTCCACTTTACCATCTATGCGGTTCACTAATACACATGCACCAAAAAATAAGGTATTATCCATGGGAGGGGGTAATTCATACTTATTTTCTTGACCGGCACGACCATTGGTTTTACCATAAAGAGAAACTGTATATTGTTTACCATGTATCTCCGCGCCCCATTCCGTATGTAAATCAAAACCATCGGCGGATTTGAAACCCGCTTTTTTATATAATTCTTGTTCGTCAAATTTTTTAACTTCTAATTCCTTGATTCTACCTGTTTTTTCTATAATTAAAATATTTACCGACATGTTTAGATGAATAAATATAGGACTTTATGTTTAAGTATTTTAGGTAAATAATTTATTGCAAATATTAAAATGTGTAAATATTATATAATGGTACAAACAATAAAAGTTAGAAAAAATAATTTGAATACAAGACGACGCATGAACGGAGGTGATGGCCCATTAGATGTGGCGATAAGTAGTATTAATGCGGTCAGACCAACATGTAAATATGGTGGATTGACGCTTCTAAAAACAGGTATTCCAGAGCTAATTAAGAATATAAATATTCCAACTGAATACGATGAACCATTAAAAAAACTATTAGGAACAGAAGCAACAATGACTGAATTATTTACAGATTGTATTAATGCACTTGAGTGTAATGATATTGATATTTTTATTGAAATATTACCTAAAGTTTTCGTTATTGACAAAATTGGAAAATTACTTGAAACCCCTAATTTATCAAATATCGACGAAGCCGCCAAAACGAGTCTTCCTTTATTTGCTGAACTAAAGGAAATTATTAATACAGAAAAATTTCAAACTTTTATATGTAGAATATTGAATGAAATGGAATCAAAAGAACATATACCAGATGGATCTAAAGAAAAGTTTATTGAGTTCTATGTAGGACCAGAAAAAGCAAAAGAAATATGCGAAAGCAAAAGTGCACTTGGTAGTATAAAAAAAATGGGTTCATCATTTATGACAAGTGTATCAAATATAAACAATAGTGCCGTAAACACAAATGACAAAAGATGTGGCGAAGACCTAATTGTAAAAAAGTCAATTTTTTCTGGAGAGTATTGTGCTCCTAAACCGGCACCCAAAGTCGTCGAAGCACCAGTAATAACTGAAACTCCATCAAAACCTGTCGTCAAAGCAACAATGCCCGAACAAGTGCCACCACCAGCAAAAGAAGACCAAACAATATCAACTGAACCTGTGAAAGGAGGAAACAGACGAAAATACAACCGAGCAAATAAATCGAAAAAGAATAAAAAATCAAAATCAAAAAAATCCAAACGCGCAAAAAAATGAAAATATTTGTAATTTGATATGATACCAAATTACAAAATCTATATTGTAAAACTTCATGAAATAGTAGATAAATAGTTAAGCCGTTCAAAAAATGAAAAGAATATCTACATAACAAGATATATTTATATATTTAATTTCAATGTTCTCGAATAGTTTTTTACATTTCATATTTACAATTATAATTTCGGTACTCATTATATTTGTCGCTCAGAATTTATGGAATTTTATAAAAGATAATTATTCTACAAAGAAAACAAAGTATTTAGTAAATAGTCAAATCGCCAAATATCGCCAAATGATACAAAATCAAAGTTCTCAACCGGCGCCCATAGAATTTGTTTCCGAAGAAGAAAGCCGTAATATGGAAAATGAATTATTAAATTATGTCAATACATTATCAGTGTCAAAAATATAGTAAGAGTTTATGAATAAGATTTCTATATAATTATAATTATATAGAAATGTATATATTGTAAAATTGTTTGCAATATTTCTTACATTTTATGTTTCATTGTTTTTCTATGTGTATCATTAGAATTGCGATGTTTAACAGTATTTCCTCCTTTTCCCTTTTTCTTTTCACTTTTCTTTCTTTTCTTTTTTTTCTTTTCATTATTGTTATCATTTGATTGAATTGACACATCACTAACCTCATCCTGCTCGTCTTGTAACTCCTCTTCTCCATTACCATCTGAATCGTCGGTTTCTTCATCACTTGACACAACACTTGACATACTACGTTGTGATTGACTTGACTTTTTTGATCGACTTGACTTTTTTGATCGACTTGACTTTTTTGATCGACTTGACTCATCACTAACTACTGCTCCTCCTGCTGTCACTAACTTTCTCACTGTCTTTGCCATTTTGTGTATGTCGTCAGGGCTTAAATTCATTAAAAATCTAGTAACTTGTTCTTCGTCCGTATTTTTTCTTTTGCCTTTTGTTGTTGTGACAGCGTTAGTATTTGTTTTTTTGGAATCGGCAATATCTCTACGTTCATAATCTAATAATGTAGGCTGTTTGTTCGCAATATCGTCTACATAATAAGTGAAGATTTCTCTTGCATTATCTGCCCGTTGTAAAATTTTTTTCCTATTATGTTGATCATATACCTCAACAATGGCCCCTGTAGGAATCGGCGCTATAATTTTCCCCCCTGACTTATATGTTATGGCACCATTTACAAGAGTCAATCCACCGGCAAGCAACACCTTTTTTACCTCAGCAGTTTTTTTCTCCGCCGTCTCATTATCATCTATTACTTGTGCAGGTAAATTACTAACCGTATTGTATAAAGCATGATGGAAATGTTTCAATCCCTTTTTTATGCTCTTCTTACTATCAAAATTGGTTTTCATTGTTATTAAAAGACCGGCAAAGGACAAACCCATGACACCCTGATACACCCTCCACATTACCACCTTAGACAAACCAGTACTCGTCCAAATCCAACCCCAAAAATAATAATACCAAGTAGGATAACATATGGGGCCAGTACAAGCTATCGTTCCCATTGACAACGATGGCATAACTAATGGAGGGACAATTATTACTGCTGCAACTATTACCAATGAGGCTAATATATTTTTAAAAAAACCACTCCAACTTCCTCCTTTTTGCATGTTATTATTTTTGTGTTTTAATCTTAATATAATTAAACGAATGAAACAATTAATTGTATTTTCTAAAATAATATCAGGGTCATTGGAACGAGAATGGATATTTAATAATTTTAAACACTCTTGAATGTCTGGTTTACTTTTTTCAGTATACATTTTCTTTACATACTTCATTCCTTCTACTAAATTAGATTCCAAACCCTCAGGATTATCTAAATCTTTTAAAGTAAATCCATTTATTGTTAATATGTTTTTTATTTCATGATAATCATCATTTGATATATTTGTTGACATCGAATGATTACGCGTTTTATTTGAGGAATTTGATAACTCCATTTATATTATATAGTGATAAAATATTTATCTAAATAATCTAAATATTATAAAGTTTATCTAAATATTATAAATTTTATCTAAATAATCTAAATATTATCTAAATAATCTAAATATTATAAAGTTTATCTAAATATTATAAATTTTATCTAAAGAATATAAAGATAACTATTGTTATAAATTAGCCCATTCTAATCAAATGGAATTATCACAATTACAAATGAACGATTTAATGAAACGTTTTCCCGATTTTGAACTTTCCTATGAAACTGTCTCCCATAAGAAAGTTTCCAATTCTTACAATATTTGTTTAGCCATACCCCATGGTAAAAAATCCTATGCTTGGTTTACCTTTGTTGGCGAAGAAGACAAATGTATTTTATTAGATATAAACCGCGAAAAGAAAATTAGTAAAGGTACTGTTTTAGATGTGGAATTCACGAATCATTTAGAGCATGGTACATTAGTCTATGGAACCATTGTCGAAAATGAAACCGGCGAATACAATTTTTTTGTCATTGAAGATGTGGTCTTTTATAAAGGAATCCACTTGAAAAATGTGATTTTTAAAGAAAAAATGGATTATATCAATGAATTCATGACTTCAATAACCCCCCTATTTAAAACCAAAAAATCGTTCGGGTTTATTTTACCAATCATGTGGGATATTTATAATAACAATGATTTTGAATGCGCGACTTCATTACCTGATACAATCAATCAAATTATACCCTATACTACACATCACCTACAATACCGGTGTTTTAATATAATAAAACCTTATTTGAATTCGGTGATTACCCGTAAATTAAATTTATCTGAAACGGTGAAAGAACCCACTAAAAAAGTATCTACGCATGTCTTTGATATCATACCACTGCGTATGGATTTTTTCAAACCACAGTATAAATATCCTACGATTTTTCAAGTGACGGCGGATCTACAAAATGATATTTACCATTTATTTGCGTATGGTAAAAATAATAGCCCGGTTTATTATAATGTCGCCTATATACCAACGTATAAAACCAGTGTCTTTATGAATAGTTTATTTCGTAAAATAAAGGAAAATATCAATATTGATTATATTGAAGAAAGTGATGATGAAGAAGATTTCCAAAATATAGATGAAGCCAAATATGTAGATATAGATAAGGTATTATTAATGGAATGTATGTTTCATACGAAATTTAAAAAATGGGTTCCTATGCGTGTCGTCGCAAATGAGAATAAAGTCGTTCATATATCCAAACTATGTAATGATAACACGACTGGACCATCACAAAATAATTACCAAAACAATCAACATAATAATCATCACCACAATCAACATAATAATTACGAAAACAAAACCCAAATCAATAGAAATAAAGGACAATATGTAAGGCAAAATCCAAGACCCTATTATGCAAAATCAAATTATTAACTAATATTATTATATTTATATAATATATAATGCCAGCATTATCATTTAGCGAAATTGAAACTGCAAAAGTATTACCTGATGTCAAAGTTGCATCTACCGGCGGAAATTCGGCCGACTATGGAAGTAAACAAGTCGGTGGAAAAAAAAGAAAACAATCTAAGAAATCTTCTTCAAAAAAAGCAAAGAAAGCCAAGCGCTCAAAATCTAAAAAAAATTCTTCCATGAGAAAGAGTTTGATATCAAGATTAAAATTTTGGTAAAGAATTATTCGTCTTCTTCTGTTAAATTACTTATATTGATAAGGCATTTACCACCAAATACAGTTTTTTTCATTTCGGATTCAATATCTTCGTCTTCTTCTTCAATATCACCAGTAGTTTCCGTTGTTTTACATGACGTAGCTGCTGTTTTTTCAATCTTTGGTTCAAATACGCGTTTCCATGTTTTATCCTCCTTCCAATCGATTGACATATTCGTATATGTTTTACTATCTATTTCTCTAATTCTATAATTACATTTTTTATAATAACGTCTTCGTTGCACCCATTGATTTTGGAAAATATCATGTGAATCTATGATATCAACAATAATCGGTTTTTCGTGTTTTTCTCTCAATATACGCCCCACAGATTGGGTGATATCGGTTTTCGGAGTTACCATCACTAATGTGGATAAGGTTTTTATATCTAATGCTTCCGCTGCCATAGCATAGGTCGCCAAAACGATTTGTTTTGATTCGGTTTCTTGTAAATTGGTTTGTTTCATTCCACCTACATAAAATCCGACACTCGCAATTTTTCGATGGTTGATTGCGTCATATAAATACGTTAATAACGACCGGTTATGGCATAATATCATGATTTGTTTTTCCACTTCTTCGGTGATTAAATCCGCAATGACCCCTACGATAAAATCACTACGCCTGTTATAATCACATAGTTTGACAATCATACTACTATATTTGGTATTTCCTCTGAAATCCAATTCGGTTTCATTAAATACCGCATCGTCGACTTTATATTGTATCGCCCGTACACATACGGGGTCCGAATTTTCCCGACTTTCACTATATATTTTATCACCAATAAACATATACAAAACCCGGGTTAATTTATCTTTACGGTCTACTGTCGCGGATATACCCAACATATAGGGTGTAATCGTTTTAAAGAGTGTTTTGGAAAATTGTTCGCTACCAATACGGTGGACTTCATCTATAATCGTCAATCCAAAACAGGAAAACGCATTTGCGCCATAATCTTTATCATATAATGTTTGGACCATACCAATCACTATATCGTTCCCTTTTACGTCAAATGTAGGTCCTTGAATTTTACCGACCGTGGCGGTTGGTAAAAATTCACTGATGCGTTCTATCCATTGATTCATGAGAAATTCTTTATGTACTATGATAAGTGTCTTTTTTTTGAGTAATGAAATAATTTTTAAAGCCATAATGGTCTTGCCATATCCACATGGAACCTCCAATATTCCGCCACTGCCTTCCTGCTGCGAATTTATACACAATGGTTGTTTTACATGATTCATGTATACCCCAATAATCTTTTCTTGGTAATCCCTTAATTGTTTGGTAAATTCCACATGGATATCCTCACCTGGTTCTATTTCGGAATTAGGAGGCATACCGTATCGAGATATACCATAAAATCGCGGAATATAAATTTTATTGGAACTTTCCCGATATACATGAAATGCTGCGGATTCATCTTTATTTGCGGCGAATTGTGGACCAGGAACAAACGGTTTTACATATAAATCCTCACGTAAGAATTTGTCATCTTCTTCGGTCAATACCGATTTGGGAATAGTATACCCCTTTTTACCGAGATAAGATTGTTCGCAAACGAGAGATTTATATTCAGGTGTTAATGTGATTATAGCTTCTTTTTTTGAAGGGGTAGGTGTAACAGATTTTTTATAGAAAACGGGCTTTTTTTTAGAATTCATTTTAGACAAATTATTTACTATATTTTTATTTAGCATAATAATCAATTTTTCCAATATAGAAATATTATCTATATCTTTACTAAATTTTATATATTGGTATGTTATATAATGCAATTGACAAACCCGTTAAAATCTTTACCAAATCCATTAAAGAATGTAACAAATCCATTTAAATCTTTTTCTACGATTGAATTATCTTTACTAGTCGTTTTCATTATTTATATTATATTACCCATTGATACACCAAGCTTTTTATCTGGTGTAATTGAGAACCCAATTAGTTTAGTTATTATGTTTGGAGTAGCCGTATATTTGTTTATGTATTCGAATCCAATATTAGCCATATTATATATTTTTGTGGCTTATGAATTATTAAGACGTACATCAAACTCAGTAGTTATCAAAGCCGTCCAACATACACCAACACAAGGTACAAAAGATAATGAAATGAAACAAATGAATCCATCAAACGCCGCAACATTAGAAGAAGAAATCGTTGAAAAAATGGCTCCAGTTGGAAGAAGTGATGCCAGTGTCTATGTAAGTAGTAGTTATAAACCAACTGCTGAAAAATTAGTAGGCGCATCCTTATTTTAAAGAATTGAGGACGAAAATAATTTATTCTAATAAATTATTTTTACAGAATAGTACTACGCCAATGGCGCAATTGCATCATTCTTTGATTGCTCGTGAGTTTTATTTATTAATGCCACAATAGATACACCAAATACAATTAGATAAGCCATCGTTTTTAACCATGAGTAAAATACATTTTTTTCAATTACCTGCATGTACGATAGCAAGAATAATGATACTGCCGTTATTCCATATAAAACACTAATACTAAGTATATTCATACCATTTATAGTGGTTTTACCAGTTCTTGGACCAACAAACGTAAACATAAAACAATCTTTTATAAACATGGCTATTTCTAAAAATATTGTCATTATTTTTGCACTTGTACTACTATCTGGCAATGTCGCATTTCTATAAGCATCTTCGAAATAATTTGTCTCTCTATTGTATCCAATAATTGCTACCGATAAACCAAATATGACAAAGAAATATACACCATTTAATACACTGTCAAAATCATTTTTTAAAACCCCATTATATGTAATTTGTATTAAAAATACAACTGATAATAATACCAAAATAATGTCTATAGCCAAGTTTCTATTTTTTTTATCAATGTCTGTATGTATTAATTTTTTTATATTATCAACCACGATCGTTTTATAAAAAAATGGAACCGAATAATAAGTGATTACAATCAATAGAAAAACCAAACATAATTGAATGGTGGTTTTCATGAAATCCAATTTTCCAGCATCCTGTGTATATTCACTATTGATAGGAACATTATAAGTGGCAATTTCTTCCGCACTGGCGCCGGTAGGCGAACAATCAATATATATCTCATCTTTGTCTACCATAGAAATACTATTTTGCGGTAAAATTTTATAAGTAGACGAATAATTAGTAAACAATGATAGTTTTGCCAAACTTGTTATTTTATTCTTGCTGGCGCTGCTTATATATATTGGCGAAACAAATACAATTATAGTATCAACATTCTCCTTATATACAATCGCATTTGGCTGAGTTAAAATACTACTATTTAATGCAATTTGTTTTCGTTTATCATCCGATGAAGCTATATCAATCAAATCATCTACACTATTTTTATCACTAACTATATTCGAACTATAATTCAACAAAATACATACAAATAATTTGCCGGTCCCAGTCAACGGGGTATGCTCTATGATTAATTCTCCAACTGTATTTGTATTAGGAATCTGTATTATTTCATGTAATACGCCTGATAAATATATTTTATTCGCAATAAATGTCCCCAAACTATCTGGATATAATGCATTTGGGGTATTTACCGGATATGAAACATTTATTTTATAATAATTTAAATTGCCACTATTTTCAACTTTTACATCACCACTGCTAATAGTGGTATTATAATAATTATATAAAATTTTTGATGTATTGTCTAACTTAGTGGTTCCTGATAAATCAAATTGTGTTGCCATATAAACTATATACTTTACTTATATAGTTTATTTACAAAACATTCTTAAATATTACAAAAAAGGAATGTAATTAAAACCCGAATTTTCATATACGGTTACTTTAAATGTATCATTATAACCTTCTACATATACATTGTCTCCGTTATTGATTGAATCACAACCATATTCACTCGTACAACTTTTGCCGTTTACACTCACTGGTAATTTAGTATTCATATTACCATTGGTTGCCATCGTATAATATTGCCATTTCTCTCTACCCGTCATCAGTTTTCTACCCATTAATGGCATTATTAATTGTCCGTTAGGTCCATTTGATTTGGTTAAAATGCCGACTTGTTGATAACTCATATTTGTACCATGGGTTTGGATATTTACGGGAATTCCTCTTATATCTCCACTATCACGCCTAAAATATACACCATCTGTTTTTAAAGGAGGCGAATATGGATCATTAAATATATCATTACGCGTAGATACACCATTGATGAATGGCGGGGTTGTAGTGGCTGAATCAATGATAATTATTTTAGATGACGCATCATGAGTTTGTCTTTGAATTTGTCCTACTTTACTCATTTGGTAATAAAAATACGCTAAAAGTAGTATGATAACGAATAATAAAAACAATGTCATATTTTCAATACAAAAAACACCAGGAACACATTTTCTCCCCATTTATATTATCATTATATATTTTGGAATATAAGTAAAAATATATAACCTTTTTCTCTTTGGTCGGCGTAATCAAACGATAAATTATTTCCTATTTTTCGGGCATTATATGATTCTCTACATTTACGTAGATGTAATTAATTCACATTAATTATTTTGTCTCCTCCTCTTTTAATTCTATCTACCCCTTTCATTAGTATTTTTGGAATATTTACTTTAAAATCGTAATCGATATCTTTTGCTTTCTTTAATAATACGCTTGTTTTCAATCGTTTACAATTATAACATTCGTCTCTTATATTTTTAGGCCATCTTATAATATTAAAACCAAATACACCATATATATATCCATTTATTTTTTCTACATATTTCCAAAGCTTATTTTGTGTTGGATACAAATTTATTCCTAATAAGTATAAAATCCATAATGAAATACGAATGGGTAAATATAATATGCTTAAAAATGCATCAACTGTATAATATAAAATACAGTTCGGAATATTAGATATATATTTTACACCACACATTGTATAAGAAAATACAAATTGACTAGCATACGCTATTAATAATCCGATGTCTTCAAATCCACGCGCTGTACCAATGCCTAAATATTTAAACTCATCACCGATTCCATAAAATATATCTTTAAAACCTGAATTTATTGTATTTATTCTCTTTGGTAATTTTTTAAAAAAATCAATCATTGGTTTTAAAGGACCTAAAATACTTTTTGAAACATTTTTTGTAATATCACTTATTTTGGGAAATTTAATGCCTTCTTTAAAATTTTCTTGGAATCCTTCTGTGAAGTTATTTGAAGTAATTGTATTTTGAAAATATTTTTTATAACAATGTAATAAAATAAGCGTAAATATCATGATAAAAAATATGTAATAATATATCTGTTGTGCCATTTCTATTCTATAATATTATAACATTATAATATTATAACTAAAACACTATTCTGATTTACTATATTTTTCAAATTTCTCAATAAAACTATCGGCTTTATTTAATAATGGTTCTAATTTTGTCATACTATCTATGATATCTTTTTGGACTGTTGCAAATTCTTTTAGTTCTTCTTTTATTTTTTCATCTTCTGGTTCTTCTCCTTCTGGAACTTCTTTCTCTTTATTTTCATAATTTTCGTCTTCTGGTTTTTCGTCTTCGCCTTCTTCATCTTCATTATTCATATTTTTAGCTCCTTCAAAACTTCTTGGACTTTTTAATATATGAGCTACAAATAATGCAACGAGCAATATTACTATCATATTTTTACAGAAAAACGAGGTTAAAAATCCGACTAAGATAAATATAATGATTGTATTAAAACTACGTGAATTTGCTAAATATATTAAATCCAATAATACAAGTAAGCTTAATCCGTATAATAAATAACGATTATTCAAGACTGACTTTACATTTGATGGCGACGCGCATTTGGTAATAAATTTATTCAATGAGAATTTGTTGAATAATTTTTGTAATTGCAACATTTATAAAATACTATGTGATTTTATTTTTTACCTATTTATTTCCTATTTCCTAAACTTCTTTGTCGGAATTCTCTTTTTTTTTTAATTTGTCTTCTGTTGTACTTACGATTTCATCTAAATTATTTTCCGAATATTGTAAATCTTCATTGATTTCTTCCGGACTTGGCAAATAATTCAATGTATGCTCCGCGCTATATATATCCAATACCTCTTTGACAACTTCTTCTCTTTGTATATCACCTCGCTGAAATTCAAAACTGGTTATACTTTCTGAACGCTTACCTTTAAATTTTTGTAAGAAATCTTCTAAACCATTCAATTCACTGATTTTATCATATTGTTCTAAATCACCGGTTATGACTAAACGACTATTTTCTCCCAAACGCGTTAGTAACATCTTCATTTGTGATACAGTTGAATTTTGCATTTCATCTGCTACGATCCATGCATTTTTAAATGTTCTGCCTCTCATAAATCCTAAGGGTGCGATTTCTATGATTTTGTCTTCCATCATTGCAGTGACCTCAGATGGAGTAATAAAATTATATAATACATCGTAAATTGGTCTTACCCATGGCGCCATTTTTTCTTCCAAGGATCCAGGTAAGAAACCCAAGTCTTCATCTACAGAGACCGATGGACGGGTAAATATGAGTTTATCATAATTGCCTAATAGAAAATTCTTCACACCATATTCAGTTGCAAAAAGTGTTTTCCCAGTTCCGGCTGGACCCGTAGCAATCACTATTTTTTTTGATTTGTTTTTCAATATTCGGTTATACTCTTCTTGGCTTGTATTTTTGGGTATGGTAAATTTATTTTCAAATGCGTTTTTTTCATTTTGTGATAAATGGTTCATGTTCTCATACATACATCGCTGATGATAAAAGCAGCTGTCGTGTTCTCTATCTGTATCAAAAAATTCATTTATTATTTGTTTATCATTTTGTTTTTTGGATTTTCGTGAGCGTTTCTTATGCTCTTCTTTGAAATCACCGATTTCGCCAGATCTATTAGTAATATCTATCTTTTTCATTAAAGTATCTGGTTATAATATTTTTCCCTATAATTTCTATTTACTCTATACGCATTTTTGTATGATTTTGGTAAGTCTATAATCATAATAAAATGTTATGATTATATAAATGGAATATGAAATCAAGGTTTTGGATATAAATGTCCCCCAAATTAGAAAAAAATTAAAAGAAATAGGCTGTAAAAAGGTACATAAAGCCAAAAAATTTAGAAGAAATGTATATTTTTTATGTGATAAAAAAACCGACGGTTTTGTTCGGGTCAGGGATGAAGGCACAAATGTTACGATTACTACCAAAATATATAAAAATAAAGATTTTCCACAGGAAACGGAAATATCTATTCATGAAGATTTTGACACTGCTACCAGACTATTAGAAACTATGGGATTCGTACATAAAGCATATCAGGAAAGTATAAGAGAAAAATATAGTCATCCATTGGCACACGAAATCGTCATTGATAATGTACCTGGTATTCCGCCATATATGGAAATTGATTGTCATACGAAAGAAAATTTGGATAAATTGATTCAATTATTAGAGGTTGACCCTAAACAAATAAGAACCGGAAGTTTTGATAAACAATTTTTAGAATATTACGGGATTGAAAAACAAGAATTTACAAATACTAAAAAACTAAATTTTAAAGAAATACGAGAACAAATCAAACCGAAGAAAAACGAGAAATTATTTACAAAGGTTATATCCAAATATAATGATAAATACCTAAACGCCGCAGACATGCCAATCAAAGTAATGAACCATGTGGTTACAGCCAAAAAATGTAAAAAATGTAAAAAATGTAAAAAAGGAACCCGAAAAAAATGTGTGAAAGTTAAATAATAAACATTATATATATTATCTATATAATGTTCTCAAAATACTCTTTGATTTTCTTATTTTCCCTTTTAGCAATCGCGATAAATACCATGATTTATAATAAACAATTTGTAAATACCAAAATTCAAAAATCTAAATATTTACCGTCTGGATACATTGTAGGTACTATTTGGACGTTACTATTCGGATTATTAGGTTATATCCTTTATCGTTTACATAATTATACATCGGTTGCTTCCATTTCTATATACATTTTTGTACTGTTCTCGGTTCTCTATCCCTTCATCACAAAACTTTCTCCCGGTTCTCTTTCCGATATGTTTAATAAAATCGCATTTTTATTAGCATGTTCGGTTTGCTATTTAGTATATAGTGAAAATCCTGGGTTGACATTATATTTATTACCCCTCTTTTTTTGGATGGTATATGTCAATATTGTAGCTTAATGCGTTTACCAGAATTATTTTTTTTGTAAAACCACATTGTAAATCAAATCATTATTTAGAAAAGATATAAAATCTAATTAATATATTATTTAGAAAGAAATGTCTGAGCCCACTTTTGTTGAACCGTTACTAAAATCTGACGATAGCCGGTACGTTTTGTTTCCAATTAAGGATAATGATATATGGCAAATGTATAAAAAGAGTATAGATTCTTTCTGGGTAGTACCAGAAGTAGATTTATCCAAAGATTTAGGTGACTGGGATAAGCTAACAACCGACGAAAAAAATTTTATAAAAATGATATTGGCATTTTTTGCCGCGAGTGACGGATTGGTATTAGAAAATTTGGCATCTCGCTTCATGAATGACGTACAATTGGCCGAAGCCCGGGCGTTTTACGGTTTTCAAATCGCTATTGAAAATATCCATTCGGAAATGTATTCTACACTCATTGATACATATATTCGGGATGGAAATGAGAAAGAACATTTATTTAAAGCCTTAGAAAATTACCCATGTATTGCCAAAAAAGGTAATTGGGCGAAGAAATGGATTAATGATAATCGTAGTTCGTTTGCCTCCCGTTTGGTCGCATTCGCTTGTATAGAAGGTATCTTCTTTTCCAGTGCGTTCAGTTCTATTTATTGGATTAAAAAACGCGGTTTATTACCAGGGTTGACTTTCTCCAACGAATTGATTTCCCGCGACGAAGCCTTACATACTGAATTCGCCATTTTATTATATAGTAAATTACAAAAGAAATTGAATAAAAAACGCATATATGAAATCGTACAAGAAGCCGTAGAAATAGAAAAAGAATTTATTACCGATGCCATACCATGCCGTATGATTGGTATGAATGCGAAATTAATGACCCAATATATTGAATTTGTAGCGGATCGTTTATGTTTACAATTAGGTTACGATAAAATATATAATTCATCTAATCCGTTTGATTTTATGGAATTAATTAGTGTGGAAACCAAAGTAAATTTCTTTGAACGTACCAATTCGGAATATGCTTTGGCGAACAAGACCGTAGATGTGGATGTATTTGAATTTAATGCGGATTTTTAAAGTTTTATGTCTGTGTTGTGCGTTGTAATAAATATTATTTGTTAAGTAAACAATATTTATTTTCTGTGTCATTATTCTTTCTGGTCGGTGCAATTATGGTAAAGATGACGAAGTGAATATGCCCTTTTTATTTTTACTTTTACTCTTTTTAGAATTATTCTTTCGCGAACGCTTCTTGAATGTTTTTCTAGTTCTTGTTTCCTTTTTAATAATTTGTATTTCATATATCGCCTTATCGGATCTTGCTTGGCAATGATCCGCACTTACTGCGTTTGGATTTCTACCTAACATTTGTCCGGTTGTACTTGCTGCATATTTATTTTCTGTTTTAACAATTTCGTATAATTTGTTTTTGTCGTCATGTAATATTTTTTTTATATATTCGTGTTTCACAATTCCAGAAGGAATACCTATTTTATTCAAATTAAAATAAGGGTTTTCTATATCTACATTTTCTAGTCTTGGAACAAGGGATGTCCCAATTTTGAAACAACCATAAACGGTTTCATCATTATTTTCATAAATAGGTATCATTTGTTCTTTGTTGATCCCAAAAAAAGATTCGTTTATTTTAAAAACTAAATTGCCTTTATCTTCATTCATAAAATCTCCTACATTCACATCTCCTTCAATTGGTTCAAATGCGGTTTTTTCTAGACATTCATCATATTTGGTATTGGAAATAGTAAACTCAATATTATAAAGTTTATCGTCCTTCCAAACACCCTCATACACATCACCATTACTATAAGTCATTTTTCCGTATCCGTTTTGCTTACCATTCTTCCATTCGCCCTCGTATACATCACCATTACTATAAGTCATTTTTCCTTGTCCGTTCATCTCACCAACCTTCCATTCGCCCTCGTATACATCACCATTACTATAAGTCTTTTTACCTTGTCCGTTTTCTCTATTATTATTCCATTCACCTTCATATACATCACCATTACTATAAGTCATTTTACCTTGTCCGTGTCTCTTACCATTCTTCCATTCACCCTCATATTCAGTTCCATTATAAGTAAGTTTTCCTTTTCCGTTCATAATATCATTTTTCCATTCACCCTGATATACAGTTCCATTTAAAAAGGTAACTTTTCCTTGTCCGTTCATCTTATCCTTCTTCCATTCACCCTCATATACATTACCATTGTTATAAGTCATTTTCCCTTGTCCGTCTCTCTTACCATCCTTCCATTCACCCTCATATACATCACCATTTTTATAAGTCATTTTTCCTTTTCCGTTTGTCTCATCTTTCTTCCATTCACCTTCATATACATCACCATTTTCATAACGATACACTCCTCGTCCGTTCATCCTACCCTTCTTCCATTCACCTTCATATACATCACCATTGTTATAAGTCATTTTCCCTTGTCCTTCTCTCTTACCATCCTTCCATTCACCTTCATATACATCACCATTGTTATAAGTCATTTTCCCTTGTCCTTCTCTCTCACCATCCTTCCATTCACCGTGATATACATTTCCCTTTTTATAAGTCATTTTTCCTAGTCCGTTTATAATACCAGTCTTCCATTCACCTTCATATACATCACCATTGTTATAAGTCATTTTCCCTTGTCCTTCTCTCTCACCATCCTTCCATTCACCTTCATATACATCACCATTGTTATTAGTAAGTTTTCCTTGTCCGTTCATAATACCATTCTTCCATTCACCGTCATATACATTTCCATCATAAGTCATTTTTCCTAGTCCGTTTATAATACCATTCTTCCATTCACCGTCATATACAACACCATCCTTATAAGTCATTTTTCCTTTACCTTCTATCTTGCCATCAATGATATCTCCATCATATTCATCACCGTTTTCATATTTTATTTTTTCTCCGCCAATTTGCTTGTTTTTTCTAAATGTTCTATTATTGTATTTTTTTGACATAAATATATATATATATATTTAATTTTATTCTTCTACTCCAGATGATTTATGTTGTAATAAATATTATTTGTTAAGAAAACAATATTTATTTTATGCCGAGTTCAAATTATTTATGTATGTTTTTCTATAGCAAATTCACCGACACTAATGATATCTTGATATAACTTATTATAATCTGGATGTTCTTTATTGATTGTTCTTAATTTTTCCATTTTTTCCAATACAGTGTTCTCATAATAAATATCTTCCTTCAATACATTATGTAATTTTGTATCATTATTTATGATAGAATATATTTTATTTTTCGTTTCCAGATTCGGATATTTGATATTATTTTTCAAAGGCATAAGAAATGGTTTCAAAATACCTATCGGATAATTCTGAATAACTAAATTCATCTTGTATTCCATTTCATGATTCAAATATTCTAAGCAAATGTTTTTCAAATCACTATTTTGCGGATCTTCGCGATGAATCCATACCAAACTATAACCTAAGTAAATATTTGATAATATATCTGCCATATTTCCAGAAATCATTTGTTTTGATTTGATTTTTCCTCCCAATAATGCTATAAAATTGGTAAGAATACTAAATTTTAATGTTAAATAATCTAATTGTTGTTGTGGATTTTTTTGTATTACATTCATGGGGTTCAATAATTGTAAATAATTATACACTATTTCTTTCAACAATAGATTCAAATTATCACGAAACAATTGTTGGTTATTATCTTGGATGCTTTGGAAAATAGGAAAAATATAAGGATGACTTTTATTCAATCCTTGTCCGAATATTATTAATCCACGCGTTAATGTATTTGAACCTTCCACTGTAATACCCACTGGCGACGAATTATAAAATTTGGTAAAAAAATTATTTTCACCCGTACATATTCCACTACCTGAATAAATATCCATACCATGATTTAAAATATGTCTGGCTCTCTCCGTGGTTTGTTGTTTCATAATAGCGGTTATTACAGATGGAGTTGATCCAGAATCCAATATATGATTCGTAAAATTGACGCTAGCATGAATAATCCAAGTATTTATAAACATATCAATAAATTTTTCTCTTACTGCCTCCATATTCCCGATAGGCATATTAAATTGATTACGAATATTTATATAATTCATAATAGAGAGAGTGATGTATTTGGATGAACCGTTCGCAGTAGCTGGTAAACTGACCCCTCGCCCAACCGCCAAACATTCCATTAACATTTTCCAACCCTCTCCTATATTCGTTTCGCCACCAATGACTTTATCCGTTTCTATAAAAATGGTTCCTTTTATCGTGCCATTTGGAAAACCCGCATTGTTTGGATTATGAAATGTATTTTGAATAAGTCCTTTTTCAATATTTTCAATGAGCGCTACTGTAATTCCTTCTTTTTTACTGGGTAATAATTTGTGGGGGTCTTTTACATTGAATGCGATACCAATTAAATTTGAAATAGGTGCTAACGTAATATACCGTTTATTTAAAATAATTTTAATTTTTATTTGTCCGTCTACTAATTCTACAATGCCTTCGTCTATTTTACCAACCGCATCACTCCCGTTATTTGGGCCGGTTAATCCAAAACAAGGTATAAAAGTTCCGTCTGCCAATTTCGGTAAGTAATGATTTTTTTGTTCTTCTGTTCCATAATGTTGTAATAATTCAGCAGGTCCAAGTGAATTCGGAACCATTGTAACTACCCCCAAAGATGGATTATAGGAGGAAATAATAGATAATACTTTTGATTGTGCGGAAATGGATATTCTATTCCCTTGATATTTTTTATCAATAATCATACTTAAAAATCCATTTTTTCCCAAATAATTCATAATGCTATTAATATTTTTATTTGGATAAATATTATCTTGTCCCACTGATTTCAATAATTTATTTGTAGATTGGATAAACACTTTCTCGTCTGTAGTTATTTTATTAACATTCCTAGAATGTAACAAATTTTTATAATTGACGCTACCTTTGAAAATTTCTCTATCTATTGAAACACCGCCTGATTTCAAAGCAATAATTTCAGTTTCAGAAATTTTGGGAATAATATTTTTCACACGCTTAAACAAATAGTTATACATCATATTATAATATATATCCAGTTATTTAAGTTTTTTTGACAATTTGTTATAAAGATTTTCTATATTCATAATTTGAATGTAGCTTCGTAACGTTCTTTATCATCTAATTTTGTCCTATTTCCTAAAAATTCAAAATATTTTTTTGATAAATCATATTGTTCTGGTTTTTTATTTTTTAGTACTTCTAACCTGACTTTCATAATCATTCCTACCTGCCATATTCGTTTATGTGTGTATTTTTTATTTTTATACAATTTTTCTAATTTGATAATTGTATTTTTAACGTCTTCAGTGCTTGTATATTTAATATGGATGGTGTCTTTTGGGTTTTTATCTATATAGACATCAAATGATTTTTTGGGATCATTCGGATTGAATAAAAATGTTTTTTTGGTTTTTGAATTGTTTTTCTTTTTATGGTTTCTTTTCGTTTTCATATATAGTATCTTCGTAGAAATAAAATCGTAATTATGATATGAGAATAAATATTGTTATAAGAACAATATTTATGTTTCGTTGGTATTTTTCGTTGTTATTCTTCTTGATATATTTCCAACGTTCTGGCACTGGCGTCCTTCGCTTCCACATATTTTGGCATCCAAAAATAAGGTACAATTCTTCCTAACCCACTATATTCCGATTCAAATATAGAACGGTAATATATCTGTTCGCTTGTCTGTGGTAATAAATGATCGTTTAATTTTGTCATATGTCTATATACTGTATTCTTATAATCTTCATTTCTCATTTTTTCTTCGGCATATTCTTTTATAATTTGATACAAAGATCGCGTATGTTTTGAAACGCCGTCACTAAATGCTTCTTTTTTTCGCCATAATACTTTATGGGGTAATAACTCCCTACCTTCAAAGGTTTCGTAATAATCTTTAGAAAACGCTGTTCGTAATAAATATTTTTCACAATTATTTTCATTGGGGTGATACCGCACATGTAATGGTATAGATAAATAATATTGGACCCATGTACGATCTAAAAATGGAGTTCGCGGTTCTAATCCATGACTTGATATAGATTTATCCGAACGTAACACATCAAAAGCATGTATATCTTTCAATAAACGTCGACATTCGCTATCAAATTCAATCATATCTGGTGCTTTATGCATATACAAATATCCTCCAGTCAACTCATCTGAACCATCGCCATTAAATATGACCTTGGCATCGCTATGTTCGGCTATATATTTACCCAGCAACCAATTACCAATACTGGCTCTTACAGTGGTGGTATCATATGATTCAATGGATTTAATGACTTCTGGTATAGCATTCAAAAAATCTTCTTCCGTTAATACGATTTCCGTATGGTTCGTTCCCAAATAATTTGCCATTGTTCGCGCATATGCTAAATCTACGGAACCTTCCAAACCAATACTATATGTTTCCACGAGGGGTAGATTACGGAGTTTATGATATTCAACCACTAATGCGGTGATTAAACTACTATCTAAACCACCGGATAATAAACAAGCGATGGGCCTATCTGTCGTAGAACATCGTTTGTGTACGGCAGTTGTCAAATAATATTGAATATTTTCCAATATTTCGCGTATATTATAATTTTCGGTATTAATGATGCTGGTAAAACCAGTAGAATGATACCGGATGTTTTCTTTATGTAATCGCCAACTGGTAGATACAGTGGTTGGTAATTCATAAATAGAATAGGTACCTGGCTCAAATTGTTCCACTGTATAATTTTCGGATTCTGTATTTAATCGTTTGCAAAACCCATTCAATACTTTCAACTCGGACGCAAAACCAATGATATTTTTATTTTCGAAACTTGGTTGACGAATAGATTTCAAATGATATAATGGACGAACACCGAATGGGTCACGTGCAACATAAATTTTGGCATTTTCATCATGTATACGATAATCTATTAATATAAAAGCAAATACACCATCCAACATCTGAAGAGTTTGGGCGATTCCATATTCACGGTACAAATGTATTATTACTTCACAATCACTATCCGTAGTGGGTTCAATATCCATCATTTCATACAAATCTTTATAATTATAGATTTCGCCATTACAAATGACCGCTATATCATTCATGATAATCGGTTGGTTTGATTCTGGATTTAAACCATTTATAGCTAATCGATGAAACCCAAATTCCGCTTTTATCATTATTTTTGTCAATTCGGAATATTCAGGACCTCGCATTTTACCTTTTTCAAATTGGGCGCTTACAAATGTTTCGTCAAAATCATGGTCATTATTTAATAAAGCAAATATTCCACACATATATTTCATGTATAATTACGAGATACCTTTAAGTCATTTTTATTTTTTCATTCTATCGTAAAAGTATATGAAATAATTATATAACAATATAATATAATGTCTTTTTCACCCGATATTCCATTATCATATAGTAGTTATACATTAGAAGATGTAGAAGCTATTAACGAATTAATCCAAGGCGACCGAAAAGATCCGAATTTTAAAGTCATTCCGCCTATTATACCTTTAGGACAACCATTAAAATCAAATATAGGTATTGAAAAACAAAATGGAATTGACGTATTAAACCATAATACTAACGCACCATTTGCTACAGCCGCATTTGTTCCAGAAATAGTGAATAAGCAACAAATCGTTATAGAAACGGATAATAAAAATATGTCGAATGGTATTTATGTTTTATTAGATGAGGATAAGAAATATCGTTTGAACGACGATTTATCAAAGAGTGAAAATACCAGGATGGATTATGAAAATATGGAATTCATAGCAAATAATAAAACGAATTTATCCACGACTTTTTATATTGGTTCTTTAACCGTTCTTGGATTATTTATTGTTTATAGAATGATACAAAAAAGTAAATAATTTTTTCTTTGTTAATTATATAAATATGTACAACTATTTAGTTGAATTTGTCGCTACTTTATTTTTTATGTATGTGATTTTAGCTACTGGTAATCCATTAGCAATTGGTGCAGCATTAGCATTAATTATCTTAGTCGCTGGTAAATTTTCTGGAGGTCATGTCAATCCTGCTGTATCTGTTGCAATGGTTTCTGCTGGTAAACTAAATGTAAATGATCTATTACCATATATCATCGCCCAAATTTTGGGTGCGTTGACTGCTTTACAAGTTTATAAAAGATTCCAAATGTAATGTAGGGAAACCAAGGTTTCCCCTACGACCCCTTCCTTTTATCCAGGGAGTTTAGAATTTAGATTTTCATAATAATTTATTACAATTATAATAAATTATCAATAACATGTAGTAAACAAGACAAAAGGGAGGGTTCGTCCAAGGGAACCGTAGGTTCCCTGGATTTATATAATTTTAACGAAAAAATTAGTGGTACCCCTAAAAAATCGTAAAAAGAAATGGGGTCACTTTTTAAAATTGGACATTTTAAAAATGTCCATTTTTCAAAATGCGATTATTAAATTTTACAAAAAAAGTGAAAAAACCATTTTTACTCGAGGATGATTTAAATACCAAAAAAATCATTTTAAAATTGTTATGATAATTTTTTATTATTTTATTTGAAAAAGGATTTAGGCGTTTTTTCTGTTGCTATAATATAGCGTAAATGGCAACAAAAAAAACGCAAAAAAACGCAAAAAAATATATATGTGAACCATGTGACTATAACACGTCTAATAAAACTGATTATATGCGGCATGTTAACACCATAAAACATAAAAACAACACTTTGGCAACAACACGGGATAATAAAAATTATATATGTGAAAATTGTGAAAAATCATATAATGATAGAACCGGTTTATGGAAACACCGTAAGACATGTACGATAGAACATGAGGTTCCGCCTGAAGTATCATCCTATATTCAGGGTACCAAATTAACAATGGGTTCATCTGATATACCAATAGAATTAGTATTGGAAGTTATAAAACAAAGTAAAGAAGTCCAAAATGTTCTCATAGAACAAAATAAAGAATTACAAAAGCAATTGTTAGAACATAGTAATAAATTATTAGAAAAGGATAATCAACTTATAGAGCAAAATAAACAAATTTTGGAAATTGCCAAGAAACCAAATATGATTAATTCTAATAACAATAATAAAACCTCATTTAATTTACAGTTTTTCTTAAACGAAACTTGTAAAGATGCTATGAATATTGTGGATTTCGTTAATTCTTTACAACTCACCAATAACGATTTTGAAACCACTGGGAAATTAGGATTTGTCAATGGCATTTCGCGGATTTTCATTAATAAATTAAAAAAGATGGAAGTTATACAGCGTCCATTACATTGTACGGATATGAAACGAGAAACAGTATATATTAAAGATAATGATGCTTGGGAGAAAGAGACGGAAGAAAAGAAGAAATTAAATTGGGCGATCAACCGTATAGCACAATTGAATTTGAACCAGATACAACAATGGCAACAAGAATTCCCAGATAGTATTAAGAACAATACACCTGCTAATGAGAAATTTACCGAATTAGCATTAGTTGCATTGGGTGGTAGGGGAGAAGATGAAATACTGAAATTTAATGACAAAATAATGAAAAATGTTCTCAAAGAAGTGATGTTATCCAGATCCGGGGAACCTACGGTTCCCCCGGACGCCCCCTCCCTTTTGTAGGGAAACCGTGGAAGTTATATAATAATTTATTACAATTATAATAAATTATCAATTACACCAACTAAAATTATAAAGGGAGGGAGCGTCCGAGGGAACCGTAGGTTCCCTGGATTGGTTCCCCGGATTTAGTGATATAACACTGGATATTTTATTCCTCTTATATCATTGGGTGGAATTGCCGGAGCAAATCTTGGGGTTGGCGCATTATTCAGATTTGCCCGTTTTTTTTGGTTCGCTACCGCGCCGCCTGCTCGAACACGGGCAAGGGCATTATCAATTGTATTCACATCTTTATATGTGGTAAAAGATAAGGCATCGGGTGCTGTATTTTTACTACCACTCGCAATTCCCAATACGCGTCTATTTCGCATTACTTGTGAGGCATCGCGATTTCCACCAATCCATTTTTTTTGGACGTATTCTTCATTGGTTGGCACATTGGTAGTATAAATTCGTCTATTTGTCATTCTACCTATTTCAAAACTAGCAGTACCATCACTGGTACTATCTTTTTGCGGCATAGCGTTCGTACTCTGTAATGCTCCATTATTGATATCATTTATAGCAAACATTTGTCTAAACATCTTGTATATAATATACTATAAAATATATTATATAAAAATTATTACGCCGCCCCTTTATTCTATTTACTCTTACGTGTTCGGTTTATTATGTTTCCACCTTTTTTAACAGCAGTTTTACCTTTTTTGCCTTTCGGCGTCTTCCCTTTACTACTACTAGCAGAATCTTTACTAGTAGACTTTTTACTAGGAGATTTTTTACTATCAACAGTATAAACCATTATTGATGGCTTCTTTCCAACCTTAAAATTATTTGTTGCATAATAAGATATAAGTTTGTCGGTCGCGACCATATCAACCTCATATGTTGTCGGATTCATCACCATCGCAACTTCCAATTCAACTATTGGAATTTTCATTATTTTCGCAAATTCTTTTATTTTGTCTAATAATATTTTTCCACTCCCCTTTTTTTTAGAACATAAAAAAAGTATTTCTATAGAACTCTTATCAATAGGAATATTAAACATCAAAAACCCAATCATATTATTTGTATCGTCTTCCAAAAAAAGAGTAATATTTTCGTTATAAACAGACATATCATACATAGTAAATACTTCTTTACATATCTTTGCGTTTATACTTTGTTTTAATTGACTTCTTATATCTATTGTTTGTGGTTCTATACCAAGTTCTTGCATTTGTTTTATAATATCTGGTAAGAGTTCTTCTCTATTTATAGTGAACTCGTCTCCTATGTAATATTTCATTAAATATATATATAATGAAATATTTTATTTCTTAGACAAATATAGTTTATAAGTGATTCGAATTTACATTCCAGTGGTTAAAATCATCTTACTCTCATGAATGCTACATACGAACCATTACTTTGGTCTCCACCATTGGATGAATCATTATAGGTATTATTGATGGCGTTTTGTTTTTTATATCTAATATAATCGGATGAATCTGGTACATGACGCATATTTCCACTGCCTGCAGCTACGCCAGTTCCATCACATTGAGACAAAATACTGCCAATATGGCCTTTCCAACCTGGTTTACTGGCATTGACTTGGTTTGAGCCACCGCATACATAGTTTTTACGGGATAAAAAATCACCTAAATTATTCACGGCGCGGAATGGGGTAATCACCCGTTTGTTACCATTTATAGTTCCACCTGCTTGTTGAGTATTCCATGAACTTCGCAATATACGACGGATAGCAGTTTGGTCGCTATCTTTATAATTCGTAATCGTTTGTTTTGTTGAATAACCGTTATAAGGTCCTCCTAATACTGTTGACATTTATAATATACGGATATATTTTATAGATATATTATATATTTTATTAAATTTATATTTTAGATATGGAAATACAAAAAGTAAAATGGTATAGAGAACATTTAGATGATAGTTTAGAAACATTGATACATGAAGACAATATTTTGAATTTTGACGCCCAATGTGTCCGTAAAAAATCCAATATCAGTAAATCCTATGATATTTATAAATTTGACAACCTAAATTTCAATCCTGAATTATTACTAAAGGATATTCCCCATGTTTCACCTAAATTGAAAACATTGTTAGATAAAATAGAAAAATTGGATAAAGAGGATATGAAAAAACACGGTAAATTATTCAAACATTTTATCTTTTCCGATTTGAAATCCAATTCGGCTGGTATAAAATTAATCGCATCTGCCATGCTTTCCAAAAATTATAATTTAGGATATATTGCAGAACCTTTACAAAGTGCTATCAAAACACCAGATGAAAATAGTAAAACATCAAATCATAGTACTCCTAAGTCAAGTCCTGCCGAAAAACCCGCCGAAACAGATGAGAAACAAAAAACCAAAAAAAAATTCAAAAAGATAGAATTATTATCAGATTCCGACCTACTAAAAACCAAACAAAATAATTTCTATTTATTAACATCGGTTGGGTTATACGACCAAAATATTACGGTTACGATGAAAAAACATATTCTTTCCACTTTCAATAAACGTCCTGATAATATAAATGGAGACCTTTGCCGTTTTATTTTGATGGATAGTGGTTTCAAAGAGGGTATAGATTTGTTTGATATTAAATATATTCATATTTTTGAACCATCAGTGGTTTCCGCCGACCAAAAACAAGTGATTGGTAGAGGAACGAGAACATGCGGACAAAAAGGATTACAATTTCATCCTACCCGTGGTTGGCCTCTACATGTATTTGTATACGATTCATCTATTCCCGACAAATTACAACCCTCCATGATGGGTGCCAAAACCGCAATAGAATTATATTTAAAAGCCATGAATATGGATATTCGTTTATTGAATTTCGCTCATGAATTAGAAAAAACATCGGTCTATGGTTCAGTAGATTACGAATTAAACAAAAATATTCATTCGTTCTCTATACCCAATGATGAAGCTGAAGAAGAATTACCACCGGGTAGTGAATTTATCTATGGTGGAACCAAAGAACCGAAGTTCCGGTTAAAAATTCGCGATGGTCCAGCGATTATTATTCCTTCTAAACCACCTACCGAAAATAATATTGTTTTACCAAATGGTGTTATTTTGGCAACTCAACCAACCGAACGAATGAAATTTCACGAATTACGAAAACATATCAGAGAACATTTCGCGGATTTTGAATGGGATAATGTGAAAATGGAGAACTTATGTGCGAGCAAAACCACCGGTGGCTCGGGCGATGTTATCAAATATACTCCAACACAAGATTTTATTCGTCATTATTTTACCCCGCAAAATCCGGTGAAAGGATTGTTACTGCACCATTCTGTGGGTACAGGTAAAACCTGCTCTGCTATTGCAGCGGCTACGAGTAGCTTTGAAAAACAAGGATATACTATTTTATGGGTCACTCGTACAACCCTAAAAAGTGATATATGGAAAAATATGTTCGAGCAAGTATGTAATGAAGATATCCGAGAAAAAATAGTAAACAATGGATTAGTGATTCCCGAGGATAATAAAAAACGTATTCGTTTGGTTTCAAAGGCTTGGCGAATCCGTCCTATGTCTTATAAACAATTCAGTAATTTGGTTTCCAAACAAAATGCCTTTTATAAAACATTGGTGAAAATTAACGGTGATGTAGACCCTTTACGAAAAACCTTATTGATTATTGATGAAGCACATAAATTATATGGAGGCGGGGATTTATCTACTATTGAACGTCCAGATATGTCCGCCTTACACCAATCATTGATGAATTCTTATCAGGTTTCGGGGGCGGATTCAGTAAAACTATTATTGATGACAGCTACACCTATAACTCAAGACCCCATGGAATTAATAAAATTAATGAACCTGTGTAAATTACCCAGCGAACAAATGCCAACCGAATTCACCGAATTTTCGGAGAAATATTTGGACGATGAAGGTAATTTTACAGAAAAAGGAGAAGAAAAATATTTGGAAGATATTACCGGACATATTAGTTATTTAAATCGTGAAAAAGATGCACGCCAATTCGCCCAACCGATTATCCAACATATAGACGTTCCTATAACGGATAATATAGAAGAAATCGAAAAGTTCGATAAAAAAGAAGTGAGACGATATATGGAAAGTGATATTTCGGGTTTGAAGAAAAAAATAGAGGAAAATAATAAAGAAATACAGAGCGAAATAGACGAAATAGATACGAATTCATTTAATCATTTATATAAAAAATGCGATGGATTGGAAGAACCCCAGAAAAAGAAATGTGAAAAAGTAGTACGCCAAAATATAAAGGATTTGGTAAATGAAGCCAAATCCGACGTTGATAAAATCAAAAAAGATATCAAGGATTTACGAGAAGAATTGAAGAATAAAAATTTGTTGAAAAAGACCAATATGTCTGTAATCGCCGATAATATGGATAATTTAAAACAAGAATACGACAAATATAAAGGGACGCTCTATTATAATTTAAAATCGAATTGTGGAAAAACGATTAAATCCACTTCCCATTTAAAAGAAGAGATTAAAGAACATCCAACGGTTGTAATATTTGATAAACAAATAGATGATTATAATAATCGGATTACCGAATTACAAAATAATTTGAAAAATGATATGAATAATTATAAAAATCGTATCAAACAAATCCGCCTCTTACTGAAAACCGATTTGAATGATTTAGAAAAAAGTGTAGTTCGTATGACAATAAAACAAGAACAAAAGACGATGAAACATCTCTTGAAGGAAAAAACCAAAGAAACAACGGCGACGATTGATGATATCAAACAATCTATCAAGAAAACACAAAAGAGACGCGAAAAGAAATATAAAAAAATCCGTAATACCATTAAACAGATTATTAGTGATGAACGACGCGAGGCCAAAGAAGAGAAAGCACATGAAAAGAAATTGAGAAAGACCTTACGAAAAACAGGCGAATATACTGAATTCAAAGATGAACGTATTCAGAATTTGGTAGATACATATGCCAATTTGATAGATAAGGATTTAGACGAATTGGATAAAAAAGAAATGGAGGCCGTATTAGAAAAAAAAGAAGCGAAAGAGGCGAAACACCGAGAAAAAGAAATAGAAAAAGCCCATAAAAAGGCCGAGAAAGAACGCGAAAAAACAGAAAAGCGCGCTACTAAAAAAGCCGAGAAAGAACGAGAAAAAGAAGCCAAGAAAAAAGCCAAACAAGATGCCAAACTGGCCGAACGAGAAGCCCGAAAAACCAAAAAAAATAAGGATAAGAAATAACGAATCGAAATAAGTAAAAAATGAAAATATTAAATATGATTTATGTTATATGGAAGATAATTCACATAACATAATTGAGAACCCAGATATGGTAGATGGAGAGAGAGAACCCGCAAAAAATGAATATATAGATAAACTTACCTTAGAATTATTAATCAATAAGACACATTATCATAAATATTTATCCAAATCCGACCCTAAAAAATACGATGAATATAAAGAATACAAGGCAAAATTACGAAAATATGCGATAGATATTATAGATATTACATCTCAATTGATAGAAGACCCTAAAAAAATGTATTCCAATGACATTGAAGATTCATTTAATTCCTATGTAAAATCTATTATTAAATATTTTGAAATAAAGGAAATTCAAGATACAAATACCAAATCAGAATATAATAATGATGATGAAGTTATTTTTACCAAATTTGATAATGGAACCAACCAATCTGATGAAAATAATGATAATATGAAATCATATTGGGGAAAAGAAAAAGTGGTTAAAAAACCAAGTAGTTACGTCCATTATGATATGAATTTATTTCGCAAAAAAAATTCATAGAAATTGGATTGGTTTATTTGGGAATGGTAAACGTTCTTGATTTATGAATATTTTTGATGATAGTATTTCCACATGGACCACAATGGTCTTCGTTCGCATTATCCACCTTGGAATATGTTTTATTGGCCGCGTCTTCGGTTTTCCATCTACCTAAGGGCATAACATTTGTGGGCGGTCTGATACGTTTATATACATCATTTGCTATTTGTTTCGGACAATTCATAAAACCTAATATGGGGCATTTTCCATCATAGATAATACATTCTTTTGTAAAACAACTAAATCTAAATTTTTTGGCTAATTTTTGCAACATTATACTTGTGTAAATATATATATATATAATCAAATCCTTTTTATATAATTTTTTCAATCGTTATATAAATGGGAGGTAGAAAATTCAGTAATAAATATAATAAAATGAAAAAAACATTTAGAAATAAACATAAAAAGGCAAAACAGAAACATAATATTACTTATAAAAATAAAAATTTTAAAAAATTAAATTGTAGTCCAGCGGTGGAAGGAGAAACGCAGGTCAAACATAGTTGTATTCCGGATGATATTTTAATACAAATACGTAATGAATACAATAAAGATCATCCTGGAAATGAAATTGTTACAACTCATTTGAATGAAATTTGGTACGAATTAAAAAATCGTTTAAAATGTAAAAGCGAAAAATGTTGGTTAAATGAATTGGATAACGAAGATTTGAAAAAAAAATTACAAAACACTATTTTTGCTCCAGAAGAACCACCCGAATGGAAACATAATCCAGATGAATGGTTGTCGAATTACGATATTAGAGCAGTATTAAAACAATATGCTGAAACTGATAAATATAATTATTTTGCGTTTATAGAACCTACTCCCATTGATTTTGATACCAAACCTTCTAATATGGACGGAGAATGTGTTGAACCAGAATTATGTAATTTTAAATTAAAAAAATACATCGACGATAAAAAAACAAAAATTGGTATTGTTTTCAATTTAGATAAACATGATGAAGATGGTTCTCATTGGGTTTCCTTATTTATTGATTTAGATGATAAATTTATCATGTATTTTGATAGCGCAGGTGATAAAATACAACCCGAAATTCAAAAATTAGTCAAGAGAATAATAAAACAAGCAGACGAATTAAATATTCAGTTAATCTTTGACAATACACCGATCGAACATCAATTTGGGAACACTGAATGTGGCATGTATTCATTATATTTTATAATCACATTACTAAAAGGTGAAACTGAAACAGGTGAAAAATTAATTGGATATAAGGAAAAATATGATTTTTTTAAAGATAAAAAACGGCGTATACCCGATAATTTTGTTTTTAATTTTAGAAAGAAATATTTTAATAGTGGAGGTTCTCTACAAAAACGAAAAATATAGATTATATTATTTTATATTGATAATATAAGATGTCAGAAATAGAAATAAATACCAAAATATTCCCTTTGAAAATAAATGATAATAAATATGTAGTAGGCGATGTGATTATAAATGCAATCAATAATTTATTGTCTCCGTTTCAACAGGTAGATTTATTTTTAAATGGTATTTTTGAAGACACGCGAGTAATGAATAGTAGCAATACAATGGATCGGGATGGAAAACCACTAATAGATAAAGCCACTGCTGAAACAAAGAAACAAAGAATATACGCGAATCATACCTTTCAACACAAATTTAAAGGCGCTGGAAAAAAACAACGAAAAACCAAGAAACATTCCAAAAAATAAATTTATTTCAAATATAACATAAAAATGATTTATTATGTTATATATCCAAGATGGCATTATTCGTACATAATAAAAATCAAGAATTATTATGGACGGTTATTAATAAAACCCCGATTTTTCAACAGGTTTTCGCAAATAGTACCCGTAATGAACCCGAATTATGGTTTCGCGCCCATATCCAGAATTATTATCAAAAAATTCAATATACGAATATTGGTTCTCAGGATTTACCGGAATATAACCGTGAATTGATTTCTATAATGATGAATAATCTGAGTGAATTTGCCAAAGAGCAATATGTACATTCGCAACCGGTTGTAAATAACCCGCCCATGAGTTCTCCTACGTATCAGTCATCGCAATTACCGTACACCGTAGAAAATAAACAGGATGCATATAATCGTCAGTTTGATGAGCGTAAGCGCGAATATGATATGATGAATTCTAAACCTGATTTACCAAAGGTAGATTTTGGCGGAAATGTAAAAGATAGTGCTATATCAAATATGGATGAATTAATTAAACAACATATGCAACAACGAGATGCGGAGTTACAAAAATATGCACCTCCACCTATGGAAAATATAATTCAAACTGTTTCTCAACTAAAAATAGACAAAAATGAAAATATATCTTTGGTACCCGATGTAATAATGTCACCAACGGAAAATGAACCAGCCGATAATAAATCAGGTAAAAAAGTTTCATGGGCGGAGAAACTGGAAGAATATAATAATACCAAATTAGATGATTGTTTAAAAGAAATTACGGATTTAAAACAACAGGTTCTCAATATGACAAATCATTTTAGTGAATTTCAAAATGAAATACGGGAACTTTTCCTCCGGGGAACCGTAGGTTCCCCCGGACACCCCCTCCCTCTTTCAGAGGAACCTACGGTTCGCTCGGACGCTCCTTCCCTTCATATGGAAAATAATGTTTCCAATGAATAATATGGGTACAATGAAAAATATATAATAAGTATGTTTTATTATATATTATACAAAAAATGTTGAAATTATTAGTAGATAATGAAAGAACTGATAAAACACCGCACAATACAAATAGATTTGATGATATTATTTTTTCTTTACATGATTGAAGGGAGGGTGCGTCCGAGGGAACCTACGGTTCCCTGGATTTTATATAAATTTAACGAAAAAATTAGTGGTACCCTTAAAAATTCTGAAAAAGAAATGGGGTCACTTTTTTTTTTTGGACATTTTAAAAATGTCCAATTTTAAAAAAGCGAAGAATAAATTTTATAAAAAAATCGAAAAATCCAGTTTCACTCAGGGATGCTTTAAATGCCAATAAAATACGTCAAAATTTGTTAGCATAAAATTTTTTAAAGAAAAAAATGGGGTTTTTTAATGTTTCCTATAATATATGATTTTAGGAAACAAAAAAACCCAAAAAAACCCCAAATATTCTTGCGAAAATTGTTGCTTTGATACTAATAACAAAAAAGATTTTGACCGACATTTATTGACACTGAAACATCTATCCCAGACTGAGAGGAAACACGAAGGAAACATAGAAAAACCCATCATGATACATAGTCTAAAATGTCCGAATTGTTTAAAAGAATATAAAAATAGGAGTAGTTTATGGAAACATAAAAAATTATGTATGAACGAAGAACCGCCTATTGAAAATAAAGAAATCGTTGTTGAACCAAACCATAAAACGAGTACAGATTTCACACCAGACTTATTTATGGAAGTATTGAAGCAGAGTAAAGAATTACAAAATGTTCTTATAGAACAAAATGAAAAATTACAAACCAAATTACTGGAAAAAACAGATGAATTCCAAAATACATTGAAGGAACAAAACAGTAAAATAATGGAATTGGCACAAAAACAATCCGTGGTAAATAATACGATGAATAATCAATTTAATTTGAATTTCTTTTTGAATGAAACATGTAAGGATGCCATGAATATAGTAGATTTCGTCAATTCATTGAAATTAACGATCCACGATTTTGAAACCACTGGAAAATTAGGTTTCGTAGAAGGTATTTCACGTATTTTTATCAAAGAATTACGAAATATGGAGATCGAAAAATTACCCATCCATTGTACCGATTTGAAACGTGAAACGCTCTATATCAAAGACAATGATAAATGGGAAAAAGAGAATGATGAAAAAAGGAGATTGAAATGGGCCATCAATAAAGTGGCCCAATTGAATTTGAACCAAATACAGGATTGGCAAATAGCATATCCGGAAAGTGTCGTAAATAATACAGAGGCGAATGAAAAATTCACGGAATTGGCGTTGGTGGCTTTGGGCGGCCGTGGCGAAGAACAAGAAAATAAATTCCGAGATAAAATCATCCGAAATGTTCTCAAAGAAGTGGTATTAACGAATAATTATAAAAATTAAAGATTTCGATAATTAGTATATATTTATTTTGTCAAAACGATCCCCAATATTCTTTGGTACAAAAGCAATCCAGCGTCTTGAATAGGAAGAACATAGGCATATGTATCCCCATCGTTGTTATGAGAGTGCCATAAACCAGGTGGTGTAATAAACATAGATCCTTCTTTCCAATATACTTTTGTTGGATCCAGAATATTTCCATTTTCGTCCAATTTATCGCCGATTAAAGTATAAATATTTTCACTATCGCTGCATTTTATACACAAATCTAATGCAACCGAATTATGTTTATGTGGTTTTTGGGTAGTTTTAGGTGGAAGTTCATTATATAACGCCCATAATACTGGCGTAATTGTATTTATACCTATTTCTTCTGTATCTTTATTACTTAGCAAAATACCCTTTCTATTATTCTTTTTATTTGATAAATCATTCAATTGTTGAAGAAGAAATTCAGAACTATAAATCGCAACTTTGAATATTTTCTTTTCCGCTCTACTACCAAGATAATTTACCAAAGGACTATCGTTTATGTAGTATATTAGTAGTTCTTCATCTGACTTATTTGATATCACGAGTGAAGAGAAACATGGACTAATGAATAAATCTCCATTGCTAACTACATATTCATCGTCATTATTATCTATATGAATAGTAGCATTCCCCTTTATAATATAAAACAAATGAGATGTTGCATTAAATTCATTATATTGAATATTCTTTAATTCTATATTACTTTGTTTGTCTAATTTTATAAAGGATGCCAATAAATTTGGGGTTGTTGATTTGTATGATACATTAAATATATTTGAAAAATCTATCACGTCAATGCCATATTCACATTCGTGAATATTTTTCTCATAAAACGGAATATGATTTAACTCTGGATTTACATTTTTTTCATATTCATACGCTGAAATATATTCTTCTTCCATAAATATATTTGTATCTGTGATTAAATATATCTTCATATATTTAAATTGTTTATAAATTCATTTTTATAACATTTCGTTGAGAACCAAAATAAAAAGATACGTATATATAATAAAAGTAACCAATGACAAAAATCCCCAAAATCATTTTTCAAACTTCCAAAAACGCATTACCACAATATGTAATAGACCAAATAAACGATTTGTCACCTGATTGGGAATATCGGCATTATACCGATAAAGAAATTATACAATATTTTATAAACAATCCGGTTGCCGAATTCCCGAATATAATAAATAAATTTTTTAGTTTTAAAATAGGCGCACATAAAGCCGATTTATTCAGATATTATTTTTTATACGTACAAGGTGGAGTATATTTAGACAGTGATGCTATGATATATACAGATTTAAACGAAATAGCCAAAGAGTATGAGTTTTTCTCAGTGAATTCTTATATAAAAGGTACTATTTTTCAAGGGTTCTTAGGCGCTTTGTCGCATAATAAAATTATTTATGAAGCATTAAAAGATGCCTATGAAATTGACGGAGAACGATTAATAAAGGAATATCATTTATTAACAGCGAATATGTATAGTATCATATATAATAATCAATACGATTTTGCATATAAATTATATAATGAAGTAGAAGGAACCGAAATGGCATATACAATTGACGATCAATATAAAATTGTGCTAATACATTATTGGAAATTACAAATAATACCATAACATATGTATGTAGTAGTAGAACCAAACACAATTCCAGTACAACAACCCGTCCAATATAATAAAAATATAAATATAAAAGATGTAAAACAAGACGTCGAATTAGAGTTAAAATCAAAGAAAATAATTGAAACTATACTCACAGAAACGAGAGAAACTATTGAAAATGAAGCTAATATTTTACAGGCAATACAATAAAACAAATAAAACAAATAAAATTAGTAATAAAAAGAATAAATATATCATTTTATACATATATATTTATTTACAAGTCGATGGAATTATTTAAAAATACCTTATATATAAATTTGGAATATCGTAAGGATCGTTTAGATCATATTACGAATGAATTAATTAAAATGAATATAAGCGGTCAACGGTTTAATGCAATTAAAACCAAATTAGGTGCTATTGGATGTACGTTAAGTCATATCAAATGTTTGGAAATCGCCAAAGAACGCGATTATGAGTATGTTTTTATTTGTGAAGATGACATATGTTTCTTGCGTCCTGATATGTTGAAAGATAGTTTACAAAAGTTTTATGATAATAAATCGATTGCGTGGGATGTTTTATTAATCGGCGGAAATAACGCGCCACCATATGTAAAACCTCATGAATATTGTATTAAGGTGTCTAATTGTCAAACGACGACGGGTTATATAGTAAAACGCCATTATTATGATACATTAATCACAAATTTTCGTGAAAGTGCGACGAATTTAATGCGGACCCCTAATCCCAAATTATATGCATTGGATATGTATTGGAAAAGTTTACAACGACAACATAATTGGTATATGTTATTTCCATTTACCGTAGTTCAAATAGAGGGATATAGTGATATAGAAAACCGAGAGGTAGATTATAGAGGTTTGATGTTGGATGTGGATAAACCATGGCTTTTCCAGGGAACCTTGTAGGGAAACCAAGGTTTCCCCTACGACCCCTTCCTTTTTCCATGGAAATCCTGGGAATATAACAATTCAAATACCTATGTACTACAAAATAATATAAAGATTTGTTATTTATATTATTACTGAGAATGAATAGAGTGGAACAAATGAAAAAAATTCAAAATGAAGCATTGGAACTATTTGCTAAAAAAAATATTGATTACGGCGACGCATTTGCTAAATATGGAATTATCGGCGTTTTACACCTTTGGACATTTAAAACGCCGAATTTTAAACATATGCCAATAATACATCATCCTGAATACATCCATTTAATGTATTAAATTTATAATCTTTATTTATTGTTAATATAAAGTTTTTTATTTGTTGTAAAAAATCAATATCTCCATAACTCGTTTCACCCCAAGGAAATGATGATTTAATTATTCTCAAATCATCTATTAATATTACATTATCCTTTCTTTCAATGCTTTTAATTGCTTCTAATTCATTAAATAGAGGACATCTGACTTTATAATTATGAATATTTCCATTATCAACGTGTGCATCAAGAAAAAACATTGTTTTATGTTTAAAATTGTCAGTCGTTACGTATTTTTTCATATTTGAACTATCATCTAAATATAAATTATATTTGCCCGTCATAATGTATTCTTTAAACACTATGTTTCCTAATTCAACCCAATCTTTTCTAATTTCAATACAAAATACTTTATCAAATCCACAATTCAATGCTAATTTGCTAGATACATCGTCTTGTGGATTCCATAATCCTGTTTCAAAATAATTTACACAATTATGTTTTACTCTTAAACCTTCTAAATCAAATGAGATTGGCATTATAATTATTTATTATATAATTATATAACATTAAAATTATTTAAAATTATTTATTATATAATTTAAAGAGCATTAGTAAAATTCGGCGTTTTAAATGTCAAAAGGTGTAATGCGCATAGAAGATAAATTACAACGTTCTATGTCTATAACAAAAAATGGTGTAAATTTAGTAAACGACGAAGGAATTAGAGATACATTGATTGATTTGCATAATTATGCAGCAATGGCACTAATGTTATTAGATGAATAAACAGATGAATAATTTATTATATTTGTAATAAATTATCTTTTCCAAGCTTTCCTATAAAGGAAGGGCGTCCGGGGGAACCGTAGGTTCCCTGGATTTACCTAAGTGAGACGTAAAAAACTGGATAAAACCGTCTTATTTTTTTCGGCATTTTTCAATGCTCTCAAATTTGCCTGATATTCCTTTTGCATCAATCGTTCTCTATATTGCTTATCTTTCATTGCCAGCATATATTCAGCCTCTTGTTTTTCCAAAGGGGTCAATGTTTGTTTTCCTCGTTCTCGCATAAAATGATCCACCGATGAATATTGTTGAACTTTATTTATATCACGTTCACTCACCGCAAATACAGTCTGATCTTTATGAACTTTTCGTAAATCATCAAATTTCAATTTACTAAACGGATCAGTACTAATATAAACATCTTCGGCTTCTTCATCCTCATTTTCGTCATATAATCGAGAACCACTATTACTATTTACATATAATTCTTGTATGCCATTATATTTAGCCAATTCCGCATTTTGTTGTTTGATTGTATCTAAGACCGCTCCCATATTTTTCGTAGATACATTGGGATCAATATTATAAATAGGTTCTTCTTTGGAGAACCAGTCATTACGAGTTTGGCTCGGTTTCTTCACCATGTTGTCATTAAATAATTGATTAAAGGTATGATTAAATTCGGATTTATCCATTTCACCAATCACCGTTTTTACTTTATTTTTGGCAGCATTATTCAGTGTATTTTCCAATGGTTTATATTTGACGGTTTCACTGTTTATGGTTTGATTTTGTTTATTATTGTTCTCATATAATTGAAGGATAATATCAAATGCTTTTTTATAAAAAAGAAAATAATCTGGAGAAAGACGGGATTTATCAGGGTGTAACATTAATACTTTTTTTTTGGCTCGTTTTAAATCCTCAATGGTAATGGCATAAGTTAAATCAAACAATCCTAAAATCTCTTGTAGATTATACATATGGATATTTAAATTATGTGGCGGCGGTTGTGACATTTGTATATAGAGAAGAATATTTATTACAAAAATAAACTATAAAAACTATATAAATATATTACAATAAATAATATATTTATAATGCCATCTCTACCAATTATAACCGAGGTAAAGACCAGAGATGATTTTGCGAAATTATTAATAAGCAATCCAGGATTAATTATTATTAAATTCGGAGCGGAATGGTGTGGACCATGTAAGAAAATAGAAGGTTTAGTTCATGAATGGTTCCAAAGAACAAATGAAAAAGTCCAATGTGTATTGATTGATGTAGATGAATGTTTTGATTTTTATGGATTTTTAAAAAATAAAAAAATGGTAAATGGAATTCCAGTGATTTTATCTTATGAAAAGGGAAATATTAATTATATTCCGAATGATATTGTCGTAGGGTCGGATGTAGCTAAAATAAATGAATTTTTCCAAAGAAATTTACAAAAAGTCATGTAATTACTTTTTTCTGTGATTTTTAGTCTTTTTGTTACGTTTCGATTTATGTTTGTTTGTTTTATTATATTTGCTACCACCAAACAATGCGGGTTGAGCTTGTACGGGTTGAGCTTGGGCTGGTTGAGCTTGGACCGGTGGTGCTTGAAATGGATTATTTATTGGAAAGGCTTCTTTTGCTAATCCTGCATCTGAGTTTGCAGCATCTCCAAATGGATTAAACCCATTATTATTCATAGGTGTTTCAGGGGTAGGAGTTTGCTCTGCATTATTACCAGAATTAAACATACCAGAAAACATATTTCCTTCATCTTTTACAGGTTGGGCTGGTTGTTCGTTGGCAGGAGTTGAAAATGGGTTTGAAAAAGAAGGTAACATATCAGTAACAGACGAACTTTCATTAGTTGAAGTGTCTGGTTTATTATCTGCGACATTACTATCCATTAATGTAACAACTGCCATTATAACCGATGCTAAACCTATAAATATATATGCGTTTAATGGAACATGATTACTATTCATACTTAGTTATATAATAAATAGATTTTTATTATATAAAATGACTAAAATTATAAAAATTATTTTGGTTTGGCGTATCCAATGATAGCACACGCAATTCTTTTACCCGAATTACCAGTGGTTAAACTATCTGGATGATTTCCTAAACCACAATCATCTTCATCCGCATGAATAATCAAACCACGACCGATAATATTTGCCTTGGTTCCCCGCAATTTTATAATATTGTCTATTCGTTGGTAATGGGCGATACCATTTTGGTTGGTTATTAAATTTCCTAAATCTCCGACATGTCGTTCTTTGGCACCCGGACATCCATGTTTTTTCCCATAAGGATTGAAATGTGCGCACATACTTTCACATTCTTCACTTAAATCGCCGCATTCATGAATATGGAAACCATGAAGTCCATTTTTGCGTAGACCTTCTATATGTATATCAATAATGACTGTATTGTCGGCCAAATTTTCGGTGAAATAAACCATACCTTGAATTTTTTTTGTATTGAAAACCGCAATTGCCCGAATAGGCGTTTTAGAGGATGACATAGAATATAGATAGTATATAATTTTTGTTTATATTATTTCCAATAATAATGTTTCCACAAAATCAACATAAAGTAGGATACGTGTATGTATCACCGTTCGCTAAATCATCTACATTCGCCCAGGGAATCACTTCATTGTCATTTTCCTCCCATACTTTTTTGGATCTTTCGGAAAAACTAATAGACATTTTCGTTTTGGCGTTTTCTAAATAATCAGGTAATAAATCGTATAATTTATTTTTCGCGTTGACATGTTGTATATTGGGCGAATTATATATATTTTTGGTTTCATATGGGTCGGTATCCAAATCAAATAACCAATATTCAAATGTACCAGTGACAAATTGTTGGGCGCAACCATTTCCCGAATCTAAATTATCATCATCGGAAGTGGTTTCGTCAATATCGTCCCATGTACCATATGTTTTATCATCATATGTATGCATCAATTTATAACGACTATCTCTTACGGCGAATGAACCATTCGTCCAAATATCAAAATCAATATCAGTAAGATGGGTATACATATTATATAACATATCACTTCGCGGCGTAGAAACACCCATCCATCCCGATATTTGGCTAACACCGTCAAATGCATTATCATCATCCGGTGAATAATCTATATTTGCCAATTCCATAATCGTAGGGAACCAATCACTAATATGCATCAATCCGTCATAGGTAGTACCAGCATTTGCCAATTTGGGACTATAAATAAATGAGTCTACTTTTATACCCCCTTCAAATAAGGTGCCTTTTGAACCACGTAATGGAGAATTTTTACCACCTCCATAAAAACATCCACCATTGTCGGACATAAAAATAATATAGGTATTATCCATGACATCTTTTTCTACCAGTGCGTCATATAGTTCGCCTACTGATTTATCTAACATATAAAGTGATTTGGCGTATTCTTGGCGTAATCTACCCGTTATATTTTGATGAATGGATATTAATATATCATCGTCAATATACGAATCCGGCATACCATTCTCATAAATACCGAAATCAATAAAAGGATCATGGACGGCTTGGTAGGCTAAGTATAAAAACAATGGCGTCTCATAAGAATGGTCTTGAATAATACTGATCGCTTTGGATGTATAAAAGGTGGTAGAATAATCATGTTTATCGTCGCCGTCATAGGGTGCATAACAGGTAGTATTGGAAGTAATAAAATCCGAATTTTTGGGATAATCCGGTAATTTCTTAGACCAATAATAGTTTTCGCCATTTGCATATCCAATCCAACTATCAAAGCCGCGAGCAGTCGGTAAAAATAATGGAGAAAAATAACCGAGATGCCATTTACCCAACATGTGGGTTGTATATCCATTCTCTTTTAATACTTCTCCGATAGTAATTTCATCCAATGGCATGCCCCATTCTGCAATACTACCCACCATACCATATTGCATGCCAATGGTGAGTGGATATCTTCCACTCATTAATGAACCACGACTGGGCGAACATACTTCTTGCGCGTAAAAATTATTCATAATAATTCCCTTACTGGCTAAATCGGTTAATTGTTCGGTCACTACTGACATTTCACTTGAAGTATACCCAATAGAATTCCATGCTAAATCATCCGCCACAATTAAAATGAAATTGGGTTTTGTAGTAGTGGTGGTTGCGATATTGGGTTGTAATTTTCCAGACGATGACATGAAGTTTTGTGTAGTGGACGCGTTACTATTATTTACAAACACTTTGGTAGAAATATTAAAGAGATAGGTAAAAACTAAAAAAAATACCACGATACAACCATAAAACGAAAGTTTAAAATAATTCGATTGTATCGGTTGATTTCTACTATGTTTAAAAAAATCATCTATTTCACTTTGTAATGGATCTACAGTTTCTTCATCAAAATTTGTCGTTTGTTTTATGGTACCATAGGATGAATTTTGTAAATTAGACATAAAATATAAATATATATTATGTTAATAAGTTTATTCCTAATAAAATAACCCGAAATAACTTTATGTTGTTTTTATTTTATATTTTGCCATTAACACAATCTATATCTATGCTTCCAAATCAAAATTCCAATCAGCCATTAACCCGCCGGCTGAAATATCAGGAGATAAAGGAGATTTTTTATATATGAAATTGTGTTGTTTTATGGATTCTATTTTATCAGGAACACTATTGTCAGTATTTTCCAATAATTTTAATAATTTTAATTTTGTATATGTTTCTTGAATATTTATAAGTTCCGTATCTGCATCAGGTTCATCGTAAATACGGTAATAATATCGTTCGTCATTACCACTATTAAAATAATTTTTACTATAGTGTTTATAATCAGTAAATTTATTACTATTGGGTATATTCAACGATGAAGGATTGTTATTCGATGAAGGTAATATAAGATGTTTTGGTGTATTGGAAAAATGAAATATTAATCCACTCAATAATAAGATAAAATTCATAATGCTTCGTATATTATACACGAAGTATTATTTTTATACCGATTTTTTAATTTGCTTTTACGATTTTTCTATAAATTGTTTTTATTGGGTTATTTTTATTGCTTTATATAAATTTCAATTTTATATTAGTGAAGATTTGTATGTAACTGGTAACTTACTTGATAATTCATCCGCCGTGCGGATTAAATTCTTCAAGTGTGTATAATTTACTATTTTCTATTTCTATTTCTTCTAACTTGCTCGTTCATGAAGCGTAAATGCCATGCCTCTTTTTCATCTGGAGCAACAGTAGTATGCATAATTCGTTCATATTGTTCTGGATTATCAAAGAAACAGATACTATTTTCGCTCAGACCTTTTTCAGTAGTAGAAATGCCTACTTTATAAAATAAATATTCATCACTGCAACCGCAACGATAATTTAAATAAGAACCAGATGCCGCATTACGAATATTCGTCCATGGTATACACATCGTACTATATAATTCAATCGTCACTTTTTTACCATTTATGGTACGATTTAATTTATGGTAGCATTTGTCTACGCTTTTTACCATATCATAATACATCATTTGTTTTTTACCAAATGTATCTAAGGATGATACTGAACGTGCATCAGACATTTCCTCTAATGGAATATAACCTGCGTTCATATCAATATCAGGTTCCGAATTTACGTTATCGTATTGTTCTTCTTCGTACATAGGGTTGAATTAAGGGAAAGAGAAAAGTAAGGAAACTTTTAGATTGCGAATAATCTGAGTTATTATACACTATTTAGACAAAATGGTTTTATATCATTTTCATAAATATATTTTGTTATTATCTGAAATCGAATACAAATATTAAATGCAAATGAATATAAAAATATAAGAGGTTATTATATATAATAATGGAAATACCAAGAATAAATGATACTGAACGAAAAGAACAATTAATGCGGTGGTTTTCACTTATTTCAAAAGAAGGCAATGATAAGAATACGAAAACAAATACTCAAAAATTAGAAAATTTATTTGAAAACTCCGATTTACCAATTACTCCTTTTCAATTAAATAAAATTAGACATTTGTATATAGACCGACCTGAATATACCTTTTATAATAAAAAATATTATTATTTAAGCAACGAAATTTTAGACCGCGATTTTGGGGTTACTATTAGTAAAACGAATGATAGCAAACCATATGAAATTCGGTTTTGTATGTTTAAAGTCGTTGGTAAATGTAAAGATCCATTTTTACAATTCTTTTTGGAAATTGTAGATAAACCAAATAAAGATCATAGCACATTAACTTTTCCAAGTTTTGAATTAAAACCCGAATTATTTGATGAAAATACAGATGAAGACCCACGAGAAATATTTGAGAACAAATGTTTCTCTGAATTTAAAAAAATGATGAATAATGTGGGGGATGAAATAATTAATGCTTCTTATCGTGGTTATATTGAAGAAAATAATAATATTATCTATGCTTTTTTCGATACAACAAATTATAATGTCTCGCAAAATGATAATCAATTATGGTGTATATTGGACGAATTTATTAATGAAAAAAAAGTATTTGGTAATTGTTATACGGATGAAAATATTTATCATCTATTTACTCATAACGAACATATTGCATATGTAACAGATGAAAACGGGGATAATGTGAATATACCTTGTTGTTTATATTTATGCAAATTAACCGAAGATGAAAATGATTATGTAAATGTATATGTTGACGATCCTGAAAATAATCCGAAATATAAAGATATTCCAGAAATACCTTATTTAATTTATCATTCGGTATTTGGAAATAATTGTATCTTTTTTACAACCGACCCGATTGAGAAAGATGAGGTAAAGAAATTGAAGACGATTAAGAGATATGCGACGTATATTGATAAATCATTATATGTTTTGAATATTCATAAAGATATTGATACGATTAATTTTGATATTGACGAAGATGATGAAAGTTTAGATGGCATACCGAACGAAGATATACCAAAGACCCATCAAAAATATAGTTGTATTTATTTCTTTGAAAATTATAAGCAATTATGGTGTATGAAAGATCCTATGCGTTTTACTGAAATTTGTGGTGGTTATTAGAAGCCTAACTACCGCGTAAAATATTTTGTAAAAAAAGTTATATTTGCTTTTTATATAAAGCAAATATAATGTCATGTTTATTCAATAGTTTAAGTGCATTTATACGCGAAACTCCATATGATATTCGGCAAATCGTTTGTGATTATTTAGAACGAGATTTTCCGATAATCAATGGATTGGATACGAAATTTGTATTGGAATTGGAAAATCCGAATTATCTGAGAGATATGCGAAAAACGAGCACCTGGGGAGGGGCGAATGAAATACAGGCGGCATGTAGCATATGGCGTATTCGTGTGATTGTGAAAAATTATAGAGATCGCGGGGAAAAAGATATAGAATTTATACCGATACATGGAGAATATGTAAAAACGGTTTCTTTATATTGGACGGGAGGACATTATGAACCAATCCGGGGAACCTACGGTTCCCCCGGACGCCCCCTGTAGGGAAACCAAGGTTTCCCCTACGACCCCTTCCTTAATTTGAGGAAAACCAAGGGTAGGGATTCTACCCCTACGACCCCTTTTCCAGGGAACCTACGGTTCCCCCGGACGCCCCCTCCCTTAATTTGAGGAAAACCAAGGGTAGGGATTCTACCCCTA